GCGTGAACGAAGTCCTGTTTATCGCGCCAGTAGATCGGCTTATTATCGACGGTGCGGAATATTTGGTTCGGTCCTAACGCGTCCGTCATTCGTTCGTCCTGCCTGCTTGTCTGTTGAGGGGGGATCAGGCGGCCTGTGCCTGTTGTTTCGGTTTGTTGGCTTCGAACGTCGCGTATGAAAATCCCATCGGCGTAGCGCTGCGAAAGTTGGCGCGCTCGTCACCGGGCGGGGCTTTGTGGATTCGGTCGTCAGGCTCACCAAGCCACGGCGCGGGGCAGGGGTTCGGCATCACAAAGCCGCCGCCGCTCCAGATGCAGGTTTTCTTGGTGTAGTTATCATCAGCGCAACGCGCCGCGTATTGCCAAGGATGGAAATAATGGTCGGGCTTGCCGATGTGCGGGACGCTCGACAAAAATCCGACAGAATTTTCCAGCATGTAGGGGATGCGCGCCCATTCAAAACACTGGCGCGCCGCTTCGAACATTTCGAGAGCATCGCGAAGCAGATAGCCGCGCTTTTTCGCGAAGTCCCGCGCGCCAGAGCCCGCTACATCGGTGCAGGGCGTGAAGGCGGCGCCGAAGATCGGACGATAACCGGCGGGTAGCGTGTAGGAGCGAACATCGCCCCAGACGTAATGAACTTTGCCTTCAACGCGATCTTGCCGGATGCTGTGCTGCGTATCGACGCAAAAGCATTCGATACCAGCCTCAGCCCATGGCCTCGCCATGTTGCCGGTAAGATCACAGAGGAAGATTGCTGCATCGATCATCGCGCGGCAACCTCGTAAGCCATGCCAATCGACGGGCAGGCAATCGGGTCACCTCCGAGCGTCACACCGAAGACTAGAAACTCGTTCCCGATGTCCCAGATTTCGATCTGGCCCTGTTTGAAGATCAATCTCATTTCCGTCTCCCCGTTCAGGCCGCCTGATGTTGGCGGCTGATGGATGCAGTATCACCACAAGTGATATTGGAGTGCAAGAGAAATCTTCACCGTGGGTGATTTTATTTTCAGGGCAAAGAAAAACCCGGCTCTAAGGCCGGGCGGTATCCGAATCGGGGTAGCGGGCTAGGTTCCCGTTTTCGTGACGGTTTTGGCGATATCCACGATCATTTTCCGCTCCCCGGGCTTGGCTTGTTCCCAGATCGACCAAATGGCGTCCCCCTCGGCCGGGTTCCGCATAAGAAGGCTCGCCACATCGGTTTGCAGGGCCTCTGCCACGGCCTCTAGCGTCTCCTGTGTATACCCGCGCTTCCCGTTCTCAAGCATGGATAGGTGGCTCTGGGTCATATCGAGCCGGTCTGCGAGCTGTTCCTGGTTCAATCCGCGGTGCTCGCGCCATTGGCGGATATAGGTGGCCCGGAACTTTGACCGCTGGGGTGGCAGTTTTTTCCTCATTTCCGCATTGAAAACTCACCCCGGGTGAAAAACTATCGGCTGAGGGTGATAAAATCACTTGTGGTGATAATCACTCTGGGTTATACGAGGGCATGGCTAGACCCGAAAAAACCCATCCCCTGTACCGCTGGCGCAAGCTGAACGGGGACAAAACCCTTCAGGAAGTCGCTGACCTCGTTGGCGTCACGCAGTCGCACCTTTCCGAAATCGAGAACTGGAAAAACGAGCCCTCGCTAGACCTCGCTGCACGTCTTCACACGCACACCGGGATCGACATGAAGGCTTTTGTTAAGGCGACGGAGAGCGCCGCATGAGCTCCGTAGTTTATTTCATTCAACTGCAGCCGATCGGGCCAATCAAGATTGGTTTCACGAACGGCAATGTTGCCCTTCGGATGAAGGCACTCCAGCAAACCAGCCCGCACATACTCAAATGGATCGGATGGTTCCCCGGCGGCAGAAAAGATGAACTTTCTGCGCACCATCGATTGGTAAATTCCAAGCTTCGCGCCGAATGGTTTCACCCGACGCGCGAAGTTCTCGATTTTGTTCAGGAAAAATCTCCAGACTTCTCTGAGAAGAAATACAGAGATGAGATTTTTATGGAGACTGAACGCGCCTTGGTTAGGCGCGTCCTTCCGCGATGGAAGGATGCAACGCTCGGAGCACGGCAGAAAATCCTGAATGAGTCTGGCTTTGATAACCGGAACCTTTGTAGGTGGCTTGAATGCCTCCGCGCTCCTGATCCCGTCCACGCCAGAAAGGCTGCTGATTGCGCTGCGGAATTGCTGAGGGCACTTCAATGAGCCAGCGCAGCCCCACCCCAGATGTGCAGACCTTTGACCGGCTTTTCGTCCAGTATTTCGCGCGTCATCCGGTTGGCCATCTCGGCGCCAGCAAGAGAAATAACCAAATTCAGTTGCGCACCGCTTCCGATGATAAAGCCGACGCAACGCAGCACTCCATTGATATTCCGGTACGCGCCAAACCCGTCCAGATAAAAAGTCGGGCAGTTGGCTGCCTGCATCAGCAGCTCTTCGTCTTGCATTGCATTCCCCCTGTAAGGATGAGGACGCAACGTTGCGCAACCTTCCGACACGCGCAATTAAATTATGACGGTTTCTTGTCATTTCGGGAAAGCGTTGCGCCGCAGCCACAAATTGTGAAAACTTTAAACACTGTTCACGTTCGCGAGACATCAACTTTCTGCGGGCTTGACACCACCCTTTGCGGCTTCGGTCAGCGCAATGACGAGAGCCTGGATCACGTCGGGCAATTCGGAAAGCGGCAATGCGAGGCGCGCGACGATAACGCCAACAGCGTTCTGTCGGCTGAAAATCACAACGCGAACGATGCCCTCGATAATTCTCACCTCGTGAATGCCGTCGAAAAACAGTTCGACCACATTGTGGGGATCAACCACGTCAATCATTTGCTTTCTCCGTTGAAATCCAATTCCCAGTTCGTCGCGGGCGACTCCCGACGAATTGCGCCGGTCGCTAAACCCACCCCCGGCCTTGCGATCGGCGCAAACCTTTCAAACACAGGTGCAGCATGACGTTTCACGTTGGGCAGAAGGTTGCGTGTCTAATTGAGGCCTCCGACGCCACAAGAAAGAAATTTCCAGAAGCCGTCTGGCCCTCGAAGAACGCCGTCTACACCATCCGCAGCATGTTTCCGTACATGGGAAGAACGTTGCTTAGGTTTTGCGAATTGGACAACTCGCAAAGCACATGGGGAGGCGTCGAGCGCGGCTTTAACTCCAAATATTTCCGCCCCATCGTCGAACGCAAAACAGACATCTCCATATTCACCGCCATGCTCAATCCCTCAAAGCAGGGAGTAGACGCATGACCTGTTTAAAAATTTGGCTCATCGTCAACGAACTCTATTTCATTTGGGTGCTTCAATGACCGTTATGCTTGCTTTAATTTTCGCATGTCTTTTCGGTGCCATCATTATTGAGGTTCACGACCGCTGGCGTATCCACCGCATCATTCAGAGACGATTGTCGAGGAGGCCATGACGACCCGCGCGACCATCGGGGGCGAACAATCGCGCGGGTCTCTGCGCGGCAGCAAATACGCACTGCCTAGCAATTCTATTTTATCCGCGCCTGAACCTTCCTTCGGACGCTCGCATATCACGCAGGCGCTGATTGACGGCTTCGCGGTGATCTCTGGATTGTTCTTTTTCTGCTCGGTCGCGGCCAGTATCCCGGTCGCAATCTTCTTGATGATCTTTTGTAGTTTCTAACCATCGAACCACGTTCGCGGTTGCCGCCGCGAGCGTAATAAAACTGAGTTCTTCATTATCGTTTGCCGCGTTTCTCATGTCCGCAATCAACCATGAGAAGGTTTGTAGAAATGCCAAAAGAGTTCCATCAAATGAACAGTGCGGTATCGGACTTAGAGACGCTCAACGGGTTGGCTAGATCGCTGGAGCGATCGGAAGCCCGCAGGATTGGAACAACGCCTTCCAAGGTCCGCAAAGCCGTTGCGCGGCGCCTTGGAATTACGAAAAGCACCCTTGAGAACTTTCTCTCCCGCCGAACCAAGGTCGTCCCGCACTGGTTGATGACATGCATTCGCGCCGAGCTGATTTCGGTTCTCCAATTGGAAGTTCAAAATCTTGAGCACGAAATCCAACTCCATCGGCAAGCTGGCGCGGACCATACTGGGACTGCGTTGGTCGCGGTTGAAACTCAGCTTGCGGCGGCTCGTCAAATTCTTCGTGAGGAAGTGAAATCGTAGGGGAGGGGAAATTGCTACACAATCCATATGAAGGCACAACGCCATCGCAGAGATTAGCAGCTATTGATCGCCGTGAGCGGCTGTTTCGATTGAGCGCGCCAGCGGTCAAAATTCGCGACGCTGTCCCGCCGACCGTTGACGATATCACGGCGGACATCCTTGAAAAGAGTTGGGCCGATCGGCAGAAAGCAGGCTGGTTCTCCATCGTTTCGGAAACCAGCGGGCCGAAGATCGAGGATATCATCCGCGCCGTTTGCAAACATTACGGCGTTGCCAAGATAGACCTTCTCTCTGCGCGGCGCACGATGAACGTCGTTCGGCCTCGCCAGGTTGGCTACTACCTCTCCAAGACACTCACCAAGCATTCTTTGCCGGAAATCGGGCGAAGGTTCGGCGGCAAAGACCACACATCAATTCTGGCCGGCGTTCGCAGGATTACATGCCTCCGCACAACCGATGCGCAGATTGACAGCGATGTCCGCGAAATTGCCTCGGCGTTGGGAGGGTTCATTGTCTAAGCCAACCCCCATCCACCTTGTGGTGGCCCGCCTGAAGCCGCTGAGCCTTCCCCAGCAGATCCACCACCTCCGCGCCCTCGTCGCTCTGGAGCGCCCCTACAGCGTCCGCAGGAACGAGCTGGAGAGCCTTTTGCGCGGAAAGATGGAACGGCAGCTTCGCAAGGAAACGAGGAGCGCAGCGTGATTTGGATTGCAAAATTGGCGTACCTGACGAGCCCGGCGCCAGACACATTTATGTTGAACCTCCAGATTGAGAAGGGAGACCTCGTTCAATTTGAAATCTCCCGCGCCCATCTCGCCAACATCATCATAGACGGCGCGTCGTTCTCTTTGCGTGAAACATCAGTAAATCACCGCGTTCCGAATATTTCCACAACAGAGAGCGCAGAGAATGGCCACGATAGGCGACAACTCCCAGCTTAAGGCAATCGTAGAGCGGATCGAACACGTCGAGGGCGAGATCAAAGAGCTTCAGACGGGTAAGGGCGAGATTTACCAGGAAGCAAAATCTCACGGCTACGATACCAAGGTTTTACGGAAAGTCATTGCCCTTCGCCGGATGGACCCTGATGCGCGCGCCGAACAGGCATCGATCATGGAAACTTATATGCACGCGCTGGGCATGGAAGCATGAACGAGGATTGGGGCGACTGGGGCGCGGCGCAGGCCAAGCTTAAGCAGGTGATGCGGCGCAATGAGCGATTGCAGGCCGCTCGGGCTATTGGGACACATACCGCGGCAGAATGGAACATTCTTCACGACGTATTCGGCCGCTGCGTTGTTTGCGGGGTTCGTTGCGAGGAAGTGCACGGCGGTCGCGTTACCAAGGATCATATCGCCCCGATCGTGGATGGCGGCTGTGACTGCATAGCCAACCTTCAGCCAGCATGCCGTCAATGCAACAGCCGTGGCATCTGGGAGGATTTGAGGGAGCATGTGCTTCCGGGGTGGCAGACGATCTACCTGCACAGGCTCGGGGCCTATTACTGATGAAACGCGCCTGGATGCCGCTTTATATCGGGGACTATCTCGGCGACACCGGGCATCTCACGACAACTCAGCACGGCGCCTACCTGCTTCTGATGATGCATTATTGGCGCAAAGATGAATTGCCCGATGATGACAAGCAGTTGGCTAAAATAACGAAACTCCCACTCAAAGTCTGGACGGAGTATCGGGAAACAATTCAGGCGTTCTTCTATGACGGCTGGCGTCATAAGCGAATAGACGAAGAAATATACAAGATGATGACCACCTCGGAGAAGAGATCGCGGGCTGGTTACCTTGGCGGGATCAAATCTGCCATGTCGCGAATGAAGCTAGAGGACACGTCGCTATCCAAGCACGCCTCGCGTCAAGCAAATGCTTGGCCCGGCTTAACCCCGGCTGAGGCCCGGCTCGACCACTCACACTCACAAAGTAAGAATAGTAAGGAAGAGGGCTCGGCAAACGGCAAGGATGAAAAACCAAGGATCACAGCCCAAGGATCACAGCTTCTCCAGAACTCGCGGCGATGATGGCAAGGAAACTCAATGCGTAATCCACAGGAAGGGGGGATATCGGAAAATGACTAGGGATGAGGCGATCAATAAGTTTTTGCATACGCGTTTGCACATGTTTGGCGAACGAAAGGCCGAAAACTGGATTGAAGTTTTCGAGGTGCTCGGCATGCTCAAGCTTGATGAGCCGAAGAGATCGCAAACTGTAGAAGAGAGGTTTGAAATTGTTGTTTGTCATCTTGGAATGCGGGACCTTGATGCATTCTGCACGAAGCTAGACAGCTTTGGCCTAAAGATCGTCGAGAAATAATTTAAAACCGAGGGGCAATGAACACGATGGCTAGGAAAGAACTGATTCAATCGGACACGGAGCAAGTTGCTCTGGTTTGCGATCACCCTTCAGGGGAATGGGCTGAAAAGTGAGAAAGTTTCAGGCACAGATTTGGTGGGCGCTGCAATACCCGGTTTGGTGGGCAGCTCCTAATTCTCGCCTCTTCCACGCGGTTCGGGTGAAATATGCGCGGGTTGTTGGCGCTTGGCTTAAACAGAAGGGGCAATGAACACGATGGCTAGGACGGAAATCGACATTGAGCTTTTGTTGACGTGGGCCTACCGCGACGAACTGTCCAAGCGCTCGGTATCCGCAGCTGAAGGCATCTGGGACCGCATCCAGGAGAACCAGCACCATGGCGGTATCGATCACGGACATGGCGCGGCGCAGCGCTACGCACATTTCGGCCTGCCTGATCCGGACGCGGAGCGGATCGAGCGGGCAGTGTCCAATCTCGAAGAGTTGGTCATTGACTGGGAGCAGAGCTTCGACACGATCGCGGCCGAACTGTCGGGCCTGATCTCGGTCAACGATGTCTCACCGAACTACGCGCGCAAACGAGAGGCGAAGGTCAGATGGGGCGAGGCAGGATCCAAGGCGCTCAAGGTGTTCTTCGGAGAGGGCAACGAGCGACAGGCGCATGATCGTCCCCGAGATATCCTGATGGTCGGCGGCATCAAGACCGGCGTCTTGGTCACCATGCACGCCATCAAGGGTACACGGCCGGATTGGCAGGAAGACGACGTCAGGCCCGGCATGGTGCCACACAGCCTCCGTGAGAGCCTTCCGACTGTGCACGGCAATTGCGAGGGCAAGAACCGTTACAGCGCAGGCAGCTATTGCCCGCTCAAGTGGAGCCCATCCCCGCTGAACGTGGTCACCAGCAGGGCGGACTATGCAGCATGGCATCAGGGCTTGTGCACCCTCGCCAGCACCCTGCAGCTCGCCAAGTTCATCGCGCTACCGCCCAAGGCGCCGGCTACCCCATGGATCGAGAACGACGAACCGAAGGGCAACGTCATCCCGGTCATGCCGACGGTGTGCAACCACGTGAGCGCGTGGGGTACGCTGCCGCTCCATCCCATCCGTGGCCGCAAGGGCGCGCCGCTGCGCCAGGCCAAGGCTGGGCCAGTGCGGTATCCATTGGCATGCACAGGCCTGTGAGCAGTAGAAGAACGGAGTTGACTTGCGGTCGAACTGTTGACATGTATCAAACCATCGGAACTTTGTTCGACAGCCCGCCCGGCAAAACGCCGCGGCGGGTTTCGCATTTCATGAAGCCGCTCCCCGATCCCTCGCTAACCATCCAAGCATTCACGGGTCCTCCCGGCAGCTTGAACCAATACGGGCAAACTGAGCGCTCGACATCGCTAGTGCCAGACTTTCGGATGCATGCAACGGGAATGGCCTTGATTGGCGAGTAAATGGCAGAAGAACCGCTCATCTCGATCGCCGCCGCCGCCCGCGAGATCGGTCTCAACAAGAGCACGCTGAGCCGGCAAGTCAAGTCAGGCGCCATTCGGTCGCACGATGGAATGGTAAGGCTCTCAGAGGTTTACGAGGATCGCGTCAAGAATATTGACGCCACGATCTGGAGTAACCGGACGAAGAAGGGCGCCGCACAGACGGACGCACCGTTGCATGCAACGGTTGGAGGCGACGATCTCAGGAAGGTCAAGATCGACGGCGTCGTACTCGACATCAATGCCGCGAAGGCGCTGAAGGAAACCTACCTCGGGCGCCTCGCTCAACTGAAATTCGAACAAGAGAGCGCGGGTCTGGTTCAGCGCGACGCCGTGCACAAGGCGGTCTTTGATCTGTTTCGCCGAAACCGGGATTCCTGGACGAACTGGACCGCTCAGGTCTCGCCGATGATGGCCGCGGCGCTGGGCGTCGACCAAGTCAAGCTTGCCGTCGTCATGGAAGAATATGTCCGACAGCAGCTCGCCGAACACTCCCAATCGGCGCTTCGTATCCCAGGCCTATGACGCGGTCGCCAAGGCCGCCTCTGAAGCGCTCGCGCCGGAGCCTAACCTAACCGTCAGCCAATGGGCGGACGCGCACCGCTACCTCTCCCAGAAGGCAGCAAGCGAGCCTGGGCGCTGGCGCACCGATCGCACACCATATCTGCGGGCGATCATGGATGCCCTGTCAGCGTCCTCGCCAGCGCAGCGCATCGTGTTCATGAAGGGCGCGCAGATCGGCGCCACCGAATCCGGGTTGAACTGGATCGGCTACGTTGTCCACCAGGCGCCGGGCCCGATGCTATCGGTCCAGCCGACCGTCGACATGGCGAAGCGCTATTCGAAACAGCGCATTGCGCCGATGATCGAGGAAAGCGAGTCGCTTCGGGATCTGGTCAAGGAAGCCCGCGAGCGCGACAGCGGCAACACGGTTCTATCGAAAGAGTTTCCGGGCGGCGTGCTGGTGATGACCGGCGCGAATTCCGCGGTCGGGCTCCGGTCAATGCCGGCACGGTATGTATTCCTGGATGAGGTCGATGGGTATCCGGGCGACGTCGACGGGGAGGGCGATCCGGTCGCGCTCGCCGAGGCCCGAACCAGAACCTTCCAGCGTCGCAAGGTCTACATGGTGTCGACGCCAACGATCGCGGGACGTTCAAGGGTAGAGCGGGAGTTTTCCAAGTCGGATCAGCGGCGGTTCTTCCTGCCCTGTCCGGACTGCGGTCACTTTCAGACGCTCAAGTTCGCAAACCTGAAATGGGACAAGGGCGATCCGAAGTCGGCGCAGTATATCTGCGAAGAGTGCGGATCCTGCCTCGGCGAACAGCATAAGACGGAGATGCTGCGCCGCGGCGAGTGGCGGGCGACGGCCGAAGGTGATGGGCGGACCATCGGGTTTCATCTGTCATCGCTCTATTCGCCGGTTGGCTGGATGTCATGGGTTGAAATAGCCCAACGTTGGGAAGCGGCACAGGGCGATCCTGATCTGCTGAAGGAATTCATCAACACCGTTCTCGGCGAGGTCTGGCAGGCCAAGGGCGACGCTCCGGAATGGGATGCCGTCTACCGCCAGCGCGGCTCGTATCGCGCCGGCACGGTCCCGCGCGGCGCGCTGGTGCTATTTGCCGGCGTTGACGTGCAAAAGGACCGCCTCGAGGTCGGGGTCTGGGGGTTTGGTCGCAACCGACACCGGTGGTTAATTGAACATCGCGTGTTGCCGGGCCCAACAAACCGTCCGGAGGTCTGGAACGATCTTGCGGCGATGTTCGATGAGACATGGCCGCACGAATGCGGGACAGAAATGTCGGTTCGCGACTGGGGTGTCGACTCCGGTGCCTTCAGTTCGGAGGTCGGGGCATTTGTTCGAGGCCAACAGGGCCGCGGGAACGTCTCGGCGGTCGACGGTCAGGACAGTTACGTCGCAGCCTTCATCGGCGTCGGCGGTATGGATCTCACGATCAACGGCAAGAAGCTGAAACGCGGCCTGAAGACGCTCAAAATCGGCGTCTCGTACTGCAAACAGGAAATTGTCGGGCAGTTGGCGCTGAACAAGCCGGAGGACGGCGCGCCGTATCCGCCGGGATTCGTGCATCTGCCGGAAAACGTCACCGAAGATCAGGTCAAGCAGCTCACGTCCGAATCTCTCGTCACGAAAATGGTCAAGGGCCGCTCGAAACGCGAGTGGCAGATCATCGAAGGGCGCCGGAACGAAGTTCTCGACTGCGCCAACTACGCGCGCGGGCTCGCCGGGCGCCGTCAATGGGATCAATGGCGCGATATGCGCTTCAGAGAACTCGAAGCGCTGCTGAATTTGCCGCCGGACGATCCGACGACGCCAGCACCTCCGGTGCCATCACGCTTTCGCCGGCCAAGCGGTCGTTCGTCATTCATGAGGTAGTTCGATGGCCACTACGGCCGCTCAATTGCAGGCGTATATCGACGCGCTGAAGGCGGCCCGCGGTAGCGGCGCGCTGTCGGTACGCCACGGCGAGGAAATGGTGACGTTTCGCAGCCTGTCCGAGATCAATTCGGCGATCGCCGCTAACGAGCAGGAGCTTTCGACGATGGGCGGTATGAAAACCGTGCGCGGCTATCGCATCACGACGCACAAGAACCTTTGATGCTCGCCAGAACGCCGCGTCCGCCTTCGCTATTGTCCAGGCTCGCAAGTGCTGCGCGCTATGTAATGCAGGCGAACGAGCCGGGCACCGATCCATTTATGCTGAGTTCGCGCAATACCGGGCTCGAAGCCGGGCGTTTCTCGCGCCGGCTCGCTGGCTGGATGCCGTCACGGGCCCATATCAATACGCTGATCGCGGCATCGGGGCGAACGGTTGTCGCGCGCTCGCGGTATCTGGTCCGAAACAACCCGTATGCGCAGGGCGCAACGGAATGTTTCACTGCCAACCTTGTCGGCGCCGGCATTATGCCGAGTTGGACCCTCAAGGACGAGGTGAAAAAAAAAGAACTGCAGGATCTTTGGCTGAAATGGACCGACGAGGCTGATTCCGAGGGTCTCACCGACTTCTACGGCCTGCAGCGCCGCGTTGGGCGTGAGCTTTTCATCGCAGGTGAGTGTTTTATTCGGCGAAGGCCCCGGTTTGCGCGCGACGGGCTGACGGTTCCGATCCAGTTGCAGGTGATCCCGAGCGAGCAACTGCCGCTTGAGCGCAATATGGTGATGGACAACGGCAACCGCGTCCGCCAGGGCATCGAATTCGACCGGGTTGGGCGTCGCGTCGCCTATCATTTCTGGAAAGTGCATCCCGGCGACATCACCGAGACGACAAACCAGGGCGTCATCACGATCGTTCCGGCTTCCGACGTCCTTCACGTTTACGACCCGATCGAGGCCGGGCAGATTCGAGGATTGCCGCGGCTCACTCCCGCAATTGTCGCGTTGTGGATGCTCGATAATTACGATGACGCCGAGCTGGAGCGCAAGCGCGTCACGGCGCTGTTTACCGCGTTCGTCAAGCGCAACGATCCCGACGGGACGATGTTCAACGAGAGGGCCGAAGAAGCGGCGAAGAGTGGCAACGGCATCGCGGAAATCTCTCTGGAGCCGGGCACGCTTCACACGTTGCTGCCGGGTGAGGATATCGTAACCGCGGCGCCGGCCGACGTCGGGCAAAGTTACGATCCGTTCCAGTACCGGATGCTGACGCGCATCTGTTCGCCGCTCGGGCTGCCTTACTCCGCTGTGACCGGAGATATGGTCAAGGCGAACTATTCCAACCAGCGCGCCGCGATTTTGGAAATGCGCCGACGCCTGGAGCCGCTTCAATTCGGCGTCATCGTGCATCAGAGTTGCCGGCCGATCGCGGCATGGTTTTTGGATGCAGCTGTTCTGTCCGGCGCTATCGAGCTTGACGGGTATGCCGCCGATCCATCGGTCTACCGCAGCATCACATGGATCCCGCCGAAATGGGACTGGGTCGATCCAGAGAAGGACATCACGGCGGAAGCGCTGATGGTCAATAATGGCTTCAAGGCCCGCAGTACAGTTATCGAGGCCACCGGAAGCGACCCGATCGATGTTGATCGTCGCATTTCCGAAGATCAGAAGCGCGCCAAAGAACTTGGCCTCGTGTTCGTTGGGACTGCGACGCCGGCGAAAGAGATCGCAAATCCACCGCCGGACGATAATGCAAACGCCGATCCATCGGCCGCCTGAAACAAAGGAGCTTTGCTATGAAGCGTTGGTTCACGATGAAGCTGAACGATAACGAAACCGGAGAGATCATGATCTATGACATGATCGGCAAGGATCCGTGGACCGGTGAGGGCATGGACGCGACCGACTTCGACACCGAGTTGAAAGCGCTCGGCGCGGTCAAGAACATCAACCTGCGCATCAACTCGCCGGGCGGCGACGTGTTCGATGGGCTTGCGATATTCAACATGATCAAGAACCATCCGGCCACGGTGACGGCATCGGTGGACGGTATCGCAGCGTCAGCTGCATCCCTTATCGCGATGGCAGCCGACAAGATCGTGATGCCGGAAAATTCCTTCATGCTGATCCACAAGCCGCGCGGCATGGTGTTCGGCACCGATGACGACATGGTGTCGATGGCCGGCGATCTGGAGCGGATGGGTGCGACGTTCTCGAATGCTTACGCGGCGCGCACCGGCCAGAAGGCCGAAGACGTCACAGCGCTGATGTGTGAAGATCGCCTGATGTCGGCAACCGAGGCAAAATCGCTCGGCTATGCCGACGACCTCTCTTCGCCGGTCAAAATGGCGGCGGCTTATGACCTGAAGCGGCTGCCCGAAAAGGCGCGCGCCGTGATGACGGCTGCGGTGGCCGCGGACGAACCGGAAGTGGTTGTCCCGGCCGTTGTCGAGCCGGTCGTCGTGGATCCCGTTGTCGAGCCCGTGGTCGAGCCGGCGGTTATCGTCGCATACGGCGACGCGGATATCCACGCTACACTCGACCTGTGCCTGCTCGCCAACTGCAGCGGCAAAGCCAGCGCCTTCATCAAGGCAAAAACGCCGATCACAAAGGTGCGGGAACAACTTTTGGCCGCGCGCGCCAGCGCCTCTGATGCCCTCGATGTCGATACGGTCCCGCCGATTACGCCGGAAGCCCATCTTAACGAATGGCGCGGCCTGCAAGCCCGCGTCAAGGCCGAAATGGGCATCGGCAAGCGCAAGTAAAACCTCGCGGCGAGGTTTCGCCGTCTATCCACCAAACATCTAACGACGGAGAAATCTGATGAGCGTTCTTACCAACCATCTTCGAGCCGGCAACTTTATCCAGAGCGAGGCCAATGGCTTTCGCTCCCGCGATCAGGTCACGATCCACGGTGGTTTTACCGGTGCGGTGAAGCTTCTGGCCGGCACCGTTCTGGGGAAACTCACCTCGGGCGGCAAATACGTGATTTCGCCGCATTCCGGCGCCGACGGCTCGCAGACCGGCGTCGCCATCCTGTTCGATGATTGCGATCCGACGCTCGGCGATGTTCTCGCCACGGTCGTCAGCGGCGATGCCGAAGTCGACGGCAATGCGCTGATCTATGATGCCACCGTGACCTCGGGCGCGTTCACCACCACCAAGAATACCGAACTTGCCGCAGTCGGCATCAAGGTTCGATTCTGATTTCGAATAATGGCGGCTGAATAAGCTTCAGCCGTTTTCCCATCGCTACGGGACGGGCGAAAGCAACGTCGGATGACGTCGCGGCCCTTAGACGGAAACGTCCCACCTTTCGAAAAATATCCAAAGCCTGAAAAAGACGAGCGCTGTTGAAGCGTCCGTTCGCAATCCCGCGCGTGAAGCGTCGGACAGTTCAACCCGCAACGTCGCGATGACGTCGCAGCCTCAAATGGAGAAATGCAATGCCTCTTACCATGGACGTCTTTGCTCAGGACGCCTTCAGCGCCCAGAACCTCACCGCCGGAATCGACAAGGAGGGCTATACCCCGACCTTCCTGCGCTCGCTGCCCGGCCTGTTCGTGCCGCCGCCGCTCGGTCAACCGATGTCGAAGAATATCATGATCGAGACGCGCTTGAATGCGCCGACCTTGATCCAGACTTCGCAGCGTGGCTCGCCGCCTGTCGAGGGCCGCACTGACGAAAAAACCCGCGACGTTCGCCCGTTTACTGTTCCCCGGATTGCGAAGTCGAAGCGTCTGGAAGCCCCGACGATCGCCGGTATCCGCGCGTTCGGATCGATCACGGAAATGCAGTCGATGGAGATGATGATCCAGCGGTTGCAATACCTGATGCAGAACGATGTGGCGCTGACATGGGAAAATATGTGCCTTGGTGCCGTGCAGGGTATCACCAAGGACGCGGATGGCACGAACATCTATGACTGGACCGCCGCGACCGCGTTCAACCAGGCAATTCCGAACGAAGCGACTTGGGCGATGTCCAACACCACGGATGACGGGTCGACCCGCGCTGCATGCGCTGTTGCAGTCCGCTCTGTCACGCGAGCGCTGAAGGGTTTGGGCGGCAATAACGTCCGTTTCCAGGCTATCTGCAGCGATAGCTTCTGGGACAAACTGATCGCGTCCAAGGAAGTGCGCGCCACCTATCTCAACTATACGGCGGCGGCTTCGTTGCGTGAGGGCTCGGCGTGGGAAAACTTTACCTATGGCGGCATCAACTTCACCAACTATCGCGGCACGGATGATGGCACCACCGTCGCGCTTGCCGACAAGAAGTGCAAAATCTTCCCGGTCAACGCCGGCATTTTCCAGATGGCCTACGCGCCCGCCGACGAGCGTTTCGAGTTCGTCGACACCCCCGGCCAGGAGTCCTATTCCTGGATCGTGCCCGATCTGCTGCGCAATACCTATGCCGACGTCGAGATGTATTCCTATCCGCTCGCCATCTGCACGATGCCCAGCGCACTCTACCCGGCTGCCATCTCCTGATCCTGCATGTGGCAGGGCGAGACGATCTTTCTGGTCGGCGGCGGTCCATCCGTCGCCGGCCAAAACATCAAGTTGCTGCGAGGCCGCAAGGTCATTGCAGTAAATTCGAGTTTTGTAATCGTTCCATCTGCCGACGTGCTGTTCTTCGGGGATGGCCGCTGGTGGAATCTCAATCGCGAAGTCGTCTTGCGGGATTTCAAGGGCGAGATCGTCACCGTCGCCAGCGAAAGCATCGGCGACAAGGAAGCCGCTTCTAGGCTCCGGCTGCTGAAGAAGTCGCTCGAATGGAGTGACGACCACGGAACGGCCTTTGTGCGCCGAACCTCCGTGACCGGCGCCATCAATTTTGGCTACCATCGCGGCGCGCGAAAGTTCGTGCTGATCGGTATCGATGGCGGCCCGGTAAACGGCAAGACGCATCACCATAAGCCACATCCATGGGCGCAGCCGCCTAGCTGGCCGTCTGAACAGCTAAAAGATTTTACGGCAATGGCCGATGCCCTGAAGACTCGGGGCGTCTCGATCGTCAATGCAAGTCCCGGTTCGGCCGTGAAACTTTGGCCGATCGTCGACCTCGAATTGATTTGCGCGCGGGAGGATAGGGCATGGGCTTCCTGACCTCTTCGCGGGCCGTCACCCGCCCGGTTCTGCAGACCGCATCGCCAGATCTGTCCGCATCGGAACAGCTTGACCGTCATCTAGCATCGGCGATAGCCGAATTGTCCCAACAACCAAAGGCCGATTCCATGAGCATTACGGGTGCAGCGCCGGCCACTCTTTCCGTCAAACAGATGATCGAGCAGAGCCGCCAGACCGTGAAAGCAGCGCATGAGAAGCTGCAGACCAATGCCGCCAAGGTGCAGCAAGCCGCCGCGGCCCTCGACAGCCTCGGCGATGATCTCGGCAAGGAAGGCGACGATCTGCTTGCGATGGTCGGGCAATACAAGAACGATCTCGGCTGATTTCAAATGAACGACGTCGTTGTCCGCGGAAACATCCTGCAGGTAACCGCGAGTCCGCAGGACGTCAGCGGCAATCCGATCGCGCCGGCGTCCGTCGCCATGTATCTGACTTACACCTCGGACGCGGCGGGTACGCTGACGGCGCACAATCCGATCGCTATGGTCAGCGATACCGCCGGTACCACTTGGACCGCAGATTTCGATACCTCGATTGCCATGGAAGGTCCGCTGTACGGCTCAGTGCGGGCGGTTAACCCCTCTGCCGCATTCGACTTCATCCGCCGCCTTGTCGCCAATCCGGCCAATCCTGATCCGGCATGATCGACTTTTCAGCGCTGCTCTATGATCCGATTTATGCGGTGCTTGGCGTGCCGGCGATCGTGACTCCGTCGACCGATGCTTCGGATATCCCGCTCACCGTGATCGACAAAACAGAGGGCGTTATGATCGAGGAGGGTAATGCCATCTCGATCGCGACCACAAAGCCGGCCGCGATGGTGCGTGTGAGCGAATTATCATCATTGGGGCTGACGCGCTCCGATCTGAAGCAGGGTCGCATCTCTTTCAATAACGGCAATTGGACCATCGTGGCGACGCAGCCGAAGCCCGGCCCGAACGGCCCCGGTGAGGTCTATCTGATCCTGCAGGGCTGCTGATGTCGGACGCCCGCGAAGCCATTCTATCGCGCCTAGTCGCTTTGATGGCGACTGTTGTCGGAGTCGACTCCGTCTCGCGCAATGTGATTGTTGACGACGACGGCAGCGCCAAACGCATCACGGTCATGGAAGGCGACGAGATCGCGGACGACAGCGATCCGGTTCAACGGCCGCCCAACGCGCCGCGCAAGATCCATATGCAGCCGCAGTTGATCCTGTCGGCGCAAGCCAAGTTCGCCGATGTCGGCGCTGATTTATCCATCCTGCGCGGTCAGGCAATCAAGCTGATAGCGACCGACGCTCAGTTGATCGCGCTGACAATCAATGGCCGCTCCGGCCGTTATATCGGCATGGAAAGCGATCTTGCGTTCGGCCGCGCGATGTTCGGTCAAATGGCGTTGAAATTTGACTTCGCCTATCTGCTGCTCCCCGATCAATTCTGATGAAATCTGCAAACGCGGAACGCTGTGAAGCGTCCCGCGGCGCTCCCGCGCGCCTAGCCCCGCAACGTCGTGACGACGTCGCATCCCATAGAAGGAAAACCGCCTATGACCGTCTGGACTCATATCGGCAACGTGACGGATTGGAGCATCACGCCGAATCCGACCATCGTGAAGCACAAGAATACGCAGGGCGGCCTCAAGCGTGTCGACTTGACCGCGATGACGCTGGTCGAAATGTCCTTCGCGACCAAACTCGACGAATGGACCGTTGACAATGTGATGATGGCGCTGCTTGGCACCGACACCGGCAGCACGGCGGGCGCGGTCATCAGCATCGGCACGGCTATCGTGCAGCGGCAAATGAAGTTTGTCGGCGCCAACCTGTACGGTCCGAACTGGACCATCATCCTGCCGAGCGTGTTCATCAATGCTAAGGAAGCGCTGCAATTTCTGGGCAGCGACGACTTCGCATCCATCCCGCTATCCGGTGATATCCTCTACAACGCCGCGATCTCGGCATTCGGAACAGCCCAGCACACCGCGGGCGGCAACGTGATCGTCACGCCGGACACGCTGAACTATTATCTCGGTACCGGATCGGTCTACACCGCGCCGCTCGCGTAATAGTCACTCATGGACCTGCAGAGTATCGCGCCGGCCACAAAGACCGTTCCGCTCGGTAGCGGGACGGTTGAGATCACCGGGTTATCGATCCGCAAGTTGACGCAGTTGGTGCTTCAGTTTCCCGAATTGCTGGCGCTGGCCGCCGGCAAGATGGATCTTGCGTCATTGGTGGTGTCGGCGCCTGACGCGATGCTGGCCGTGTTTGCGGTTGGCGTAGCGACTCCAACGAAACCGAAATTCTGGGAATTCTGGAAGCGGTTTCGCGATGAGGCTGCCATCCTCCGCGCCTTCGATGAAGCATCGACGGGTCAACAGATCGATATCCTGACGCAGATGTTTGAGATCACTTTTGCGGGTGAGAGTGCCCGCCCTTTCCTCGCGGGCGTTCTAAAGATGATCCGCGCGCCCGAAATAAGCCAAGACCCGCCCGAAACATCAGCGCCGAATACGCCGGACTCGTCGAGTCCCTGATCAGTCATGGGCACGCTTCAGAGGATGTCTGGTGCTACACGCCGCGGCAAGCTTCTGGATTTGCGAAGCTGGCGAACAAACGGCTCAAGCGCGATTTTTCGCTGGCGATACTGGCAGCGCGTGGCAAGAGCGACGACGTCAAGAAAACCTTTGATGACTGGGATCGGTAAATGGGCCTGCGCTACGATATCATCGGCGATTACCCGAAGATGATGAAGGCGCAGCAGGAGAAGCTTGCCCGCGTCGCGACAACGACCATGCGCGCTGTCGGCGACATCATCAAGCGGGACGGCCGGGCCGCGATTGGTGCTGGTGGATTTTCGTCGCGGTTTCAGAATGCGTTTCGTGTCGAAAATTATCCCAAGTCGGGTGACGCTCTAAGTCCAGCCGTCTTCGCCTATCACAAGGTTCCGTGGGCCGGTCAGTTCGAGAATCCGGAGCCCGTTTCCGGCCATCCGCTGTTGTGGATTCCGATCGAGGCCAATCTTCCCCTGCAGGCGCGCGGCAAGCGCTGGACGCCGAAGGATTTCACCAACCAGATCGGCCCGCTGCGCAGCGGGCGCGGCGGACGGAAGCCACTGCTGTTCGGCCAGGTCCGCGTCGGTAAATCTGGCGGCGTGCTGGCGCTGCCTTCCAAGCGCGGCAACCAGCACTTTTCGAAACAAGACAAAGAATGGCGCCCCGTGTTTGTCGGCGTCTCGTCCGTGACCGACCCGAAGCGATTCGATATTACGGCTGTCGTGGAAAAGGCTGACGGTCAGATCACCGATCTCTACGTCAAGGCGTGGGGGGAATCCGAGCGTGGCTGACAACAAGATTGTTCATCGCATTTCGCTCGAAGGCGCCGACAAGATATCCAAGCAATTGGAGTCGATCGGGACTGAGGGCGACAAGGCCGGCAAGCGGATCAAGCAATCTTTCGAAGATGCTTCATCCGGTGCCGACAAGGCTGGCAATTCGTTCGGCGGCCTCGGCGGAAAGACCGAGGAAAGCCGTGCTGCAGCGGAGCGGCTGAGGGAAGTGCTGCATACGCTTCACCCGATCTTGGATCAGGTCGGGCTCGGCATCGGCAATCTCGGCGCCTTCGCGCGCGTGGCAGGCGCTGGCTTCGTTGCGTTCGGTGCGGCGATCATCGGATCCGCGATCGTTGGACTGGCGAGGCTTGCCGATCAGGCGGCGACGACAAAGAAGCGGCTGGATGATCTGAGCCCGGGACAGGGCGCCAGCCATTTTGCCGGGCTGCAGGAAGATGCAAAAAACCTGCACAAGGACGTCGACGATCTCGTTCCGGCGTTCAAGCAACTGCTGGGACTCAGGAACGACCTCAATGCAGGTGACGGACACGTAAAATATGCACCCGGCAAGGAGCCGTTCAATCTTCCGGGCGGCCCTCTCGGTGATGATAAACTACATGCCGCAAATCGCGCTCTGCAGTCGATGTTTTCAGCCGGCAAGGCCGATGATCCAAGCAAGGCCGCTGCTGACTTTGCGGCGGCGATCCGGAAGGGCGGGGGCAATCTCACGCCGGAGGCGCTACAGGGCGCGGCGGACGCTTCCGAGGGCGCAGCCAACAAGATCGCGCGGTCGCTCCCGGAGGGCTTTGGGAGCTATCAGCAGGCGGTAAAATTCCTCCAAGGCGGCGGCAAGATCGGGCCGGAAGAACTGATCCCGAGCCTCGCCAAGGCCGCGCCGGGGGCTGAAAAGGATGCTGAGGCGGCGCGCGGTCTCGGTGATTCGTTCGGGGAGCTTGGGGCCAGCGCCAAGCGGCTGACGGAGGAATTTGCGAGCGCCGGAGGCGACCTTGCCCAGAAGATCGAGGGCGTCGCTCGGGCTATCGATGCGGTGACTGACCGTTACGAAAAATTTATTAACCCGAAAGAGTTTGAACCAGGCGGCGGCAAGTTCATCGGGCCGGTTCGGCCTGCCGATGTCAAGCAGCAGCATCAGGCTTCCGATAATCTTGAGGATGTTCTTTTTGGCGGCAAGCCAAGCGTGCGCCGGTCGTTCCTAAATGGCATTGGAGGGTTTGGAGGGGCATTCGAGACTGAGCACGGCGATCTTCTCGGTCGTCTTGTCGGTTATATTAGAGGTGCAGGAAAAGGAGCATCGAAGAGCGCCTTCGAATTGCCCGAGGGCAATCCGCTAGGTGTTATCTCCACTTTCGGTAAGAAGGCTGCGACCGATCCCGCAGCCCTCGCGGGCGGTAAGGATGAATCTCTTCCGCCGCTTGGCGGATTTACTCCGCCCAATGCCGGAAAATTTCTAACCGAGACGGACGCAAGAACTCAAGGTACAGGAATTCCCGCAGGAAAAGTATCGTCCGAGCCCCTGCCGGCTCCGGAGACCAACAAAGAAGGTGGCGGGATCAAGATCCTTGACGAAGGTCAGCACAGCAAAAATCCTCCGGGCATTTTTGACCGATTGAAGCAACGCAGCGATGCGGGCGATACGGGCCAGCCTCAACAGGTCGCCGATCTCGGCAGCACCCTGCGCCAGATACTGGATTCCTTCGTCAGCCGGGTTGATCCCGCAAACGATAGGTCGAAGCTCGATCTTCGCGGCGAGCCGGCACCTGGCGGCGGCATTCGAGGCGAAGGCGCCGATCAGGCCGACAAGGCGGTTGCTGATCTCGGCAGCACAGCCGAGAGCGCCGGCAGTGGCCTCGCGACGCTGGCGGGCGCCGTCTCCGATGCCATCGCACAGATTCAATCCGGCTCCGCTCAGCAGCCGGCGCATGCGGCTATGGGCGGCTTAATCCGGCGCTTTGACGGCGGCGGTCACGTCAGCGGGCCCGGTACGTCAACATCTGACTCGATCCCGGCCATGCTCAGCAACGGTGAGTTCGTCCTACAGAAAAAGGCCGTTGACCGCATCGGCGTCGGGAACGCGCACCGCCTAAATGCCATCGGGCTTGCCGGCGGCGGGATGATCGATGTGTCGCACCTCATTCCCCATTTTGCGGCCGGCGGCATGCCGGATATCTCGGCGCCTCCGCTCGGCGACTTCAACGCATCCGCCGGCGGAATGGACCTGTCGCACTACGGCACCGTCGATCTTCAAACCGATCATGGCAGTCACCGCGTGATCACGCATGAAGACACGATGCGCCATTTGAACACGGCCGCGGTTGAGGCGAAGACGTTCTCAACAGGAACAAAGCCGGGCTGGCATCGATGACCAATCCACTTGAGACCATAGGAACCATCCTGACGATGTCGGACGGCGCCGACGTCATGCCGTTCTATTCTGCGCGCGGGATGAAGCAGACGCTTGATCCGATCGGTCAAAGCAACGTACAGCGGACGACGGTCAACGCGCAGCGGGTCAATCTGGCACTGTCGAAGTTCAAGAAATATTCCTCCATCATATCAGCAAGCGATGTTCGGCCGCCGCTGCGCGAGGACGTCTGGCCCGGTCGAATCGTTACAGTTAGCTGTGCCTATCTTCTGTTTTACGCGACTAGCGGCGGCTCTCCGGCACGGACGCCGGTCTCCGGCAGTCAGTTCACGGAAGGCAACTTCACCTTCTATCGGCCGCAGATCGATTTCATGATTGGCCAGCGCTCAGGCGCGTTCGACGAGTGGGAAGCCGGTCTTTCGTGGTCCGTCCCCATGGTTGAGGTCTGACGTGCCGATCGACGCGGGACCTTTCTTCTTTGCGTGGACCGACGCCGGCGTGGCGTTCGATCCTGACGTCCACAACGTTATGGACGAATATATCTTCTCGTTCCGCCGCGCCTTGACCGAGGGTGATAAGCCAAAACTTGAAGTTGAGATGATGAACCCGCATGTCGGAATTCTCAATCCTGACCGCAAGCAATGGGCCTGGCTTTCCTATGACACGGGATCGACGGCGGGAATTATTCCACTGTTCTACGGCCGTGTCGTGGCGACGCCAGCCAGTATCTTCCTGGAAGTCATCACGCTTCAATTCGTGTCATGGCCGACCGACTATTTCGCGCGGGTCCAGCGCGTCGCCGAAACCATGAAGATTGCGCCGTTCTACGACCCGGTGTTTATCGACCCGTCAAAGCGCGACGATCCGGATACGATCCTGGAAGCCTATTCCAAGCTGTGGCATGTCGATCCGGTAACGCTGGAAGTGACGGCGAGCGACATCCTGATTGGCGAAGACGGCAACGTCGACTTCGCGGCCGACGATTTCTTCTATGACAATTTCGACATGCGGCCGAAGGCGCCCCCACTTACCGCGGTGTTGGTCGACGCCACCGTGAGCTGGACGCAGACCGCGCGCGGGCTCGTCGACATGGGCAATCGGGTGATCCAGTCCTATGGCGGCGACGGCATCATCAACGACTGGCCGAAGCCGCTGCAGTCGCTCGACGGTGGTTGGTCGGTGCAATACTCGATCGCGGTCGACGTCTTCGGTATCATTTCGGCGTTGACGGGGAGTTCATCCTATAGCTGGACCAACACAGCGAAACAGCACAATGACGGCGACTCCCTAAGTCTCAGCATTTCGCAAACGGTTCCGCAGCTGCCGGGACCGTATGTGTCCTATATTTTGACGGCGAAGATACAGCCCGGGCAACTCGATCCGTTCGCCGTCGACGGTGATGGTGATCCATCGCCGCTCAATGTTCCTGCCAGCGCCGATATCTCGACGGTCTATTGCCCGCTGTGGCAGGTCAACACCTCGCTGGTATTGCGCTATGACGCTGCGCGGCAACGCACCGAGCGCGTCATTATCCTGTTGCAGGGCGATCTGCAGGCGACCGTCAACGATCCGCTGGTCACGCAAAACAGCGAAACGATTACCAAGCCCGGCGCCGATGTCGGCGTGCCGATCGTCAGCCTGTTGAATTCAACGACCGTGCGCGGGACGCTGGTCGAAGTCGATCAGATTATCTTCCCAGATGATCCGACGCTGCCGGGCGGTCGAACCGCACAGATTTGCACCGTTTCCGGCATCACGGACGCAATTGATCCTGAGTTCTCCGACATTCATGGAGATACAACGGTCGACGGTGGTGCGATATGGGCTTCGCTCGGCTCGGTAATCCCGAGCGACGGCGCGCCTGACTGGACGCCAGTCAGCCACGTTCCAGCCGGCGAGATCATCCAGCCGCGGCTGCCGCTGTGGACCACATGGCGGGTCACGCTGCAGCCTGGATTGGCGCAGTTCCCCAAGGTCGGGGTTGGGATTTCGCCCTACCAGATCGTGCAGGGTAGTAACGGCTACTTCTTCACCGCGACGCTGGATGGGACGACCGATATCGTCGAACCGGCATGGCCGTCGACCTATGGCACGACTATCGTTGACGGCAGCGTCACATGGACCTGCATCGGCAACACGCTGCCGGACGGCACCACGCGCTTCATTACTCCGAACGGCGGCACGACCAGCGCGCTGGGGCTGATCCCGCCATTCAACAATGCGCTGCACGCGCAGACCAATGACAACGGAATTACTTGGATCTCGATCGGCTCGGGCGATATCCCGGCCGGCGGCACGCCGGGGAACGTATGGGCTCGGTCCTATTTTCCATCGACTGGGGGCCAGAAGAGCCTGCAATACCTGATCGCCGTGGCTCGCGCCCATATGCTGATGCGGGCTCGCGCGGTTGAAATCAGTTTTGATTGTTCGTTCGACCGCGGGATTGCCTTGACGTGCCGCAAGACGGCGACACCGCATGATAGCCGTATCCCCGGTGGCGTGGCAGAAGGCAAGATCACCCAAGCCGTTCTATCGATGGATGGCGATAGCGGGCAGGCAATCTGTCACGTCACGCTTGGATGTGCGATCGGATACGGCCAAGTCGTGGAAGAGGTTGCGGGTACGCCCGTTTACGTTGACGCCAGCGTCTTGGGCGACGACGTCCAGCAGTTCACCGGGCAAACGATTGTTCTTCCGACCTTGACCGACGTCGGCTATTCGCCCCCGGTTGCGACTTCGGACGATGATGGGCTCGTGTTCCCGCTGACCAAAGATCAGATCGTGATCAGTGAGGGGATCAAGGGCTCGCTCAACGATCAGAAGGGAGCGATCATGTCGTCGTTTGCCTCGATGGCGAAGGCGGCGCAGACCGCACAAATTCCGGTAACGGCGATATCGCAGTCGATCATCAATCAGCGAATTGAGATTTTGGCGCAGGCAAACTCGGTGTCTCGCGCCTTGCAGCGGAATGCAATCTACTACGACGCGCAAATCAAGCCGGTCAATTCCGGTCCGTTCTTTGCCGTCTACAAGATCGCGACGACAAAGCTGCAGGCACCGCAAGGCATCAATCAGGAGGCAGCGAGTACGCCATGACCCTCGAAACTATCATTCGCCCGTTCCAGACCAACGACGTCGCGCCAGCGCGTCAGTACTTCAATGCCGGACAGGTCGGAGTGCCCAATGTGCGGCTGCAGTTCGGCCGCAGCGGGCAGGGCAAGACCTTCACCGGCAGTTTCTCGAGTCGGCAGTCGAACTACATGACGCAGTACGACAACGAGAAGCCCCGGGCTGACTTCGGGACCGCGTTCTGACGCATGACGAACGCGCCTCCCACTCGAAAGACGCACGTTATCCGCATTCTAGGCACGAACAAGAACGGAGATGTCCTTTCCGATATCTGGGCCGACGTGGAGCGGATCGACGAAGCCAGGACCGTCTACCAGACAGCGGACGTCAACTGGCAGGGCTCGGTCCGGCGCCTGAAATGGCAGGACGATCCGGACAGCGACAGTTTCGCGCCGGACGGTCCGCGGTCGCGCAAAACCCGGATCGTCAAGGTCTGCTCGCCGGACGAGCCCAACCAGGACGATCCGTCGGAGTGGATCCCGATCCCGGTCATCGACCGGATGCGGTCGTCGATCTCGGATCAGAACGACGTCCGCTCCTTCGTCAATGGCGAGGGCGGCCACGCTCGCGCGGTGGAAGCGCGCCGCATCCTGCATTACGATACATCGATCGACGATGACGCACAGGCCGCGTTCGACGCCGACCCGACGCGAAAAGTCTATGTCGTTTCTGGCGATCGCTATTCTCGAAAGGACGACACCAAGGACGACAGCCAGTGGATCGAGCATGAGATCGTCACCTATCTCAAAAACCGGACGACGGGCCAAAGCAAGACGGGCGTAGGCGACGACCAGAGCAAGCAAACCAAGCTGCTCAATCAATATTTGATCGATGAATCGGAACCAGCAAAGCTGGAGATCGTCGGGACCAATGGCATCAACCCACCGTGGCGGCTCGATCCATATCAGAACATCGTCAATATCAATTTAGGCGGAACAACGCAGCTTGATGTTTATCCCGACACGGAGCGGGTCAGAATTTCAGGAATAGTCGGCCCCGGAGATGCGACCAAGATCACGATATCTGCGCTGGTTCAACTGGTCGTGAATCCAGCGCGCAAGCGCGATCCCTATGTCGGAACATGGCGAGACACCAGCTTCGGCGACCAGATCGGCGTTATCTCGTTTCAATACTTCGATCCCTTCAATGTGGTGCCGGCCACGGTCTTTGGCTGGGGCATCGAGCAGGGCGGCTCGATGGGCTTTCTCGCCAACTCCTACAAGCAGCAGAGCTATCCAAACACGTTCCTGATCGAGTCGGGCGACGATGGTGGGACTCCAATCGTGTCACCTGTCGGTGGATCTAATCTGTTGTACTCTACAAATGGACCCTTGGTGGACGTCGATCTTTCCGATGGACAGTTTCACCACGTCATGTTTGCCGCCGATCTCTCGACGGCGTCGGTCTCGGGGTTCGTGCCGCCCTTGGGTGGCGATAACCCGTTTTCGGTATTTGCCGGCACCTTCGAAAGCGGACCTACGCTCGTCGGCGCGACCGACGGCATGGTGTGTCAGGCGTTCCCGACGTTTCTGCCTGGACGGGGGATAGACTCGATCTACGGCCCTGAACTGTTCCCGGACAACAAGGTGTGGGCCACATCCAATTTCATGACGGTCGGCACGCCGTGGCCTTTCCCGACCTCGGGATTATCCTCATGGAGCAGCAGCAGCGATGGTTCGGGGCACGACTACACCGCATCGCTCCAGATCCCGCCGGTTGTTCTGGAGCTCGGCAAGGCCGAGGCGATGCTCGGCAGTTATGAGGGATACGGTAGCTCGGACCCGCTGTTCTCGATCGTCATCAGCAATTTGATGGTCTGGGTCGACAAGTTCATCGATCCACGCATCCATGCCGGCGATTTCGTGCAGCAGCGCGACCCGCAGATATTTACGCAACCTGCGGCAATCATCGAACAATTCGGCATGCCCTATATCTGGTGCGACGGCACACCAGATCGCTTCATCAAAAATCGCGGGACAGGACCAAATTTCACTAACCGCCTCGGTTTCATCCAGCCGTTTGCAAAGCGGCCACGCTTTGCTTGATCGGAAATAAAGCATGACTCTCCACTATCGCGAGACCGACGCCGTCTCCGGACGTTGGACCGGCAATACCAGCGGTGCAAGTCTGAGCGCGGCTCAGTTCGACGAGAACACCTACACGTTCGCAAAGGGTATTGAAGACCTCAACGCGGCTCTCTCTACCTCCGTCGTGAGCCTCTCCAGCATCTCACAGCCGCTGCCGAACGAACTGACGTTTCATCTGAGCGACGGATCGTCGCTGGGGCCGTTCACGATACCGGCGTCCGCCTTCCACAGCACAGGCGCGTGGGCGCCGAGCACGCCGCACGCCGTCAACGATACGTTCTACATCAATGGCGCCGTCTATCTGGTGATCTTCCCGGACCCAGGCCAAAGTACGTTCGATGCCAGCGCCAATGACGGCCTCGGTCATAACTATTTCGAGGAGATGGTCCCCAACCCTGGCAATTCGATCGCGACCGGCGGCACGGCCGGCATGGTCTATACAAAGACTTCATCGACCGATTTCGCAGCGAGTTGGCAACTCACCCATGCCGTCAATGTGACGTTCTCGCCGTCTACAGCAAGCGGCCTCGTTTCAAACAACGTTTCGGATGCTCTGGAAGAGATTGAAGCGTTGATCGGGACCGGCCCGGCGGGCTTCCTGCCGTTGTCCGGCGGTACGCTAACCGGAGCGCTTACGTTATCTGCCGATCCTGCAAGTGCGTTGCAGCCGGCCACGAAGCAATATGTCGATGGCATCGCGCTTAATCTCGGAACCAGGGGCAGGGTACGTGCAGCAACCACGGCAAACATCAATCTGGCCAGCGCGCTCGCAAGCGGATCCACCATAGATACCTCAGTGACGCTGGCGACCGGCGATCTTGTGCTGGTGCGGTCACAATCTGCTCCGGCTAATAATGGCATTTACGTCGTTCCCGCATCCGGCGCCGCAAGCCGGTCGCCTGAGTTTGCGGCTTACAATGATCATCCGGGCTCACTGATCGCGGTTGAGGAAGGCACCAGCAATTCGCACACCATCTGGCTCTGTACCTCCAATACCGGGGGCACACTCGGCACGACGGCGATTGCCTTCAGCCAGTCGTCGGCGTCCGGGGCGTTGCTGTCGTCGAACAACCTGTCCGATGTCGGCAACGCGGGCACGGCACGCGCAAACCTCGGACTTGGCACTTCAGCGACGCATGCTTTAGGCGACTTTGCGCTGACGTCGAACAACCTGGCTGACATTGCAAACGCCGCATCGGCGCGCAGCAATCTGGGGCTGGGAAGCGCTGCGACGCATCCGGCTGGCGATTTTATGCAGAGCGGCAATAATCTGTCTGACCTCGCCAGCGCCGCGACCGCGCGCAGCAACCTAGGCGTTGCCACCAGCGCGATCGAATTCGTGATCGATGGCGGCGGGTCGACGATCACCACCGGGCTGAAGGGTTATCTGGAGATCCCGTTCGCCTGCACTATCACGGTCGGGACATTGCTGGGCGACCGGTCAGGCAGCGTCGTGGTCGACGTCTGGAAATGCTCCTACGCCAATTTCGACGCCGGTTCGACCCATCCGGTATCCGGCGACAAGATCACGTCCTCGGCGCCGCTGACGATTTCGACGGCGACAAAATCGCAGGACTCGACCCTGACCGGTTGGACCACCTCGCTCAGCGCTGGCGACATCATCGCCTTTAACGTCAATAGTGTAACCTCGATGCAGCGGGTGACGGTCTCGCTCAAGGTCACCCGCTAATGGCGCTCGCTCTTGATGGCCATGCAGCAACAATAATTAACACCAGTGGTACTACTGCCGCGTCGGTAACACTCACTACAACCAGCGCTGATGATGTTATCGTCGCGCTCGTTTCAATCTTTACAAATCAGGTGACGAACTCCGCGAGCACGGCTCCCGGCGTTCTCAATGTGAGCGGCGGCGGTCTCACCTGGGGTCTACGTTCCAGAGCGCGGCTCATCACATCTGTTTCCTCCGTTCCATTGATCGAGGAAGAGTGGGTTGCCCACGCGCCGTCGGCGCTTACCGCGCAGACGATAACGGCGTCGATGGGAGGCGTCGGCACCAGCAACTTCATGGGCCTAGAGGTGTTCGGCGTTTCGGGCGCCGATACCGATGCTGTATTCGACACCAACGTGTCACTGCCAGCCATTGCGGCATTTGCAGCCTCTGGCGGCACGTCTTCACATCCGGTCACTGGAATTTCGACCACAAACGCAAACACGTTTGAGATCGCCGCGCTGGCGACGGCGGCGGGTGGTACGGGAACGGCAACCGCCGACAGCGGCTTTACGTTGCTCGACAGCAAGTGGTTCAGCGGCACCAACGCCGGGCATCAAGCGGAATATCAGATCAATTCTTCGCTGCTTTCCAGCGTCAGCCAAAACGTCTTCTCCAGCGTATCCGCGATTGGCACCAACTATATCGCTTTGGTTGACGCCATTATTGCTGCACCCGGCAGCGCGCGAGCAGGGCCGAAATTTGTCAATTCCGGCGGCGGCACATTATTTAACAGCACATCGGCCACGGCGGTGCTGCCGGGTTCGCTGGTTAACGGTAACCTCCTTCTGGCCCATATATCAGTCGGGTCATCAACGGCGACGCCCGTCTGGCCCGCCGGCTGGACCCCGATCGGCTCCAAATGGACGATTGGCACCCAGACAGGTCACCAAGCTTATTGTTATGTTACAGGATCAGAAACCGCCCCGACCGTCACTTGGACTGGCACAGCCGGGGGCATGATCCAAGTCATTCAAATTAGCGGCACCGACGCGAGTAGTCCGATTGGGGCTACATCGCACAATTCGGCAAGCAGCGCGTCCGCTACTTGCACCGCCATCACGACGACGCGCGCCAACAGTCTGGTTTTGAATTTCCTTGACGTTGGCGAAGTCTTGGCAACGCCAGCACCGTATCCTTGGCGTTCTAGGGTGACTGGTGGCGGTACGTCCCCTGCGATTGGTTGCTGGCACATTGCCGATGAATTTCTACCTACGTCAGGGACGACGAGCGACAGTGTGAACCTCACGCTCTACGCCTCGTGTACGTATCTGAATTTCACGACGGAAATTCTCGCTCCCGGTGTAGCTGCGTCGGTAAGGTCACAAGCCGTGATCATTTTCTGAGGGAAAGGCTCAGTCGCCACGCTTATAAATAGTCGTGGTGCGACTTTCCTGCGTTGCGCCTCTTGGCGCACCTTCTAGATCGTCCTTGATCCGCATGCAATTCGTCGGTGTGCAGTAATATGCGTAATATTCGTGGGTCTCTTTCTTCGAGTAAATGTTGACGCGGTGGCCTCTCGCTTCGCCCTCGACCAAGATGCGGGCGCTGTAGAGTTGCTTGCCCTCCGGGCCGTAGACGTAAATCACGGTTGAGCCAAGCCCGATCCCGGTCAGGGCTAGTTGGTGATCCGTGATGGCATTCGCTTCGACAACACCCTTGGATATTACCTTCACGGTTTCGAACGGATTGGCGAACTTTAGAACCTCAACCGCGCCCATCGGAACGTTGATCTCTGAGTCGAAGATTACCTGATCCGGGTCCGCGGCACTTACCGGCCCCGTTAGTAGCGCAATGAAAACCAAAGCCAAAAACAGTCTCATCTGAAGTCCTCTCAAGCCCCTAAAGGGGCGATAGCCTACCACCACAACCCCACTGCGAACAAGAGAACGAACCGTGTCTCAGTCGGTCGGTCGTTTGGATGGATGAGTAGATGAAGCCGCAACTTCGCGTCCTTGGCATGTATGGAATCGGTGACTGCATTTTCAACCGTGCACCGATCCGCGAACTGATGAAAAGCCACAGCGTGACGCTGGAGGGATTTTATCCGTCGATCGTGCACGATCTTGTCGCGGATGGATTGAAGTTCTCGATTCTCAATGGCCGGTTGCCGCCACGGATCAAGGATAGCGGGCATCCGACCGAATACGGACGCATCGCAGCCTCTATGCCGAATACGAAATTGACCTATGATCCTACCCAGATCAAAAAGGCCGGAAGCATTCTCGCAGCGCAGTTTGCCTCTGTTGGGCTGAAGATGCCGGCACAACCGGATTTCAGCCTACCGATTCCAGCCTCGTGGCGCGACAAGGCAAGGGCGCTGATAGAGTGCTGGAAGCCGCCGCGGCCGATCATGATCTATCGGCCCATCGTGCAAAACAAGGTTTGGGAATGCCCGTCGCGCAGTCCGGAACCGGTCGCCTATGCCGCGCTGTTCGCCGCGATCCGGGAACGCTTCTTTGTCGTCTCGATTGCAGACCTGAAACAGCAGGAATGGATCGTTGGGCCAGAACAGGATGCCGATGTCAAACTGCATCACGGCGAGGTCGATTTCGAAACGCTGGCCGGGCTGTTCGCTGAATGCCAGATGGTATTCGCCAATCCGGGCTTTTCCCCGGTGCTGGCGCAGGCGGTCGGAACGCCGGTTATCATCGTCTATGGCGGGAACGAGAGCTTCCGCACCACCAATTCAGTTGGCGCGCATCTGGCGCCGACGCTGGCGATCGAGCCAATCAATCCCTGCGAGTGTCACGCGCGCACGCATAATTGCGACAAGCGGATCGATGTTTCGGCGGCGCTCGATCGCGTGAATGAGTTTGCGGGGCGCTACGCATGAAGGTCCTGATCTTTGCGACCACATGGGTCGACACGCCGGAGCGCCGGAGGTTGATCCGGCAATGGGTCGAGCTACATACCGCGATCAACCCGGATTGTGATTTCATGCTGGTGGATTCGGCGTCGCCGCTTTTGGGTTTACCACCAAGCTTCGAACGCGCGACGCCGTATTGTTCGCACCATCAGGCCCGGCGGCTGGTTTCCTTTCTTGAAAATATCGGCCATCTTTCGCACAGCGGGAGGGATGGCTGGGGCCGGGCGTTCTGCCATGGCCTCATGGCTGCGATCGAGGATCGTTACGATTACGTGGTCCATATCGAGGGCGACAGCCTGTTCCGCCTTCCCGTGATGCCGATCGTCGAGCAGATGGCGCTTGGCGAGATCGATGTCACCTCAGTGCCGATCGGCTACGGCGAAGCGCAGCGGTCTACTTGGGTCGAAACCGGGCTCATGTTCTTCAGCGTTGACTATCTGCGCGAAAGCAATTTTATCGCCGGTTATGATTGGCCGAACCGGACTGCGAGGCCGCAGCCGGAAATCGTCATTCGCAAGATGCTCGGCAATGATCTAGTGATGCTGCCGATCAAAGCGGAGCGCAGCGACAAGGGCGAGATCACGGTCGACAACGTCACCGAATACGACTGGATCACGCATTGCAAGCCTGAAGTTTATGATCGATTTGCGGCGCTAGAACATGCCGTGTCTTGAAATAACGACGATGGTAGGATGTCCCATGCGGTGCACGTTCTGCCCGCAGGACAAGCTGAGCGCCAATTACACGGATGAACTTCGCCATCTGACGCTGGACAATTTCAAGACGATCCTGGCGAAGGTGCCAAAATACGTTCGGATTGATTTCTCGGGAATGTCGGAGCCGTGGGCCAACCGTTTTGCAACGGGCATGCTCGATCACACTCTAAGCGAAGGTTATAGCGTCGCCGTCTATACGACGCTGCAGGGCATGCGGGACCCTGATCGCGTTATCGAACTGTTGTTTCGTCATATGGAGCAGGTCGAACATATCGTCGTCCATCTTCCGGACGTGAACGGCAACATGCGAGGATTCAGAGATAGCGATGGATATCGAGCGGCGCTGACTGCATTCGAACGGGCTCGCGATAACGGCCAATTGAGAGCGCTATCATTCATGACGATGGATGATGCCGGCCGGTCTCTGGACGATATCGCGACGCCTACTGATCTTGTCTGGAGTGCGCTGACCCGCGCGGGCAATGTTTCCGTGGAAGGGCAATCGATTGAAGAGAGTCCGTCTCACCGAACGCCGGTCTTGTGCAGCTATACGCCGTTCTACGATCAGAATGTTCTTCTCCCGAACGGCGATGTTGTTCTGTGCTGCATGGATTATTCGATCAAACACAAGATCGGAAACTTGTTGAGCGGTGATTATTTCTCGCTGTTTTCCGGCAGTGGCATCAACGATCTACGCACCGAGAACATGAAGTTTTCCGATAAATCGATCTGCCGCAAATGTTCGCGCGCGACCGCTCTGGATATTATGGAAGATGCAAAGCAGCACTGGCGCTGGCCGCAATGACGGATCATCCGCATCAATGGTACGGGTCTAGCACCTACGCGCAGCACGGCGATGATCTCGCGATCATCAACATCTTCGGACGCATGGGACTTTCCAAGCCTAGCTATCTGGATATCGGTGCTCACCATCCGTTCGATCTTTCCAACACGGCGCTGCTCTACGCGCGCGGATCACGCGGCATCAACGTGGAGGCCAACCCGGCCCTGATGGCAGCGTTTGAGAAAGACCGGCCCGAAGATAAAAACGTCTGCCTCGCGGTCGGGCCGCAGTCCGGCTCGGCAAAGCTATTCCGCATCAACAAAACATCCGGCTGCAATTCGCTGCTGCCGATCGAAGGCCACGGTGCGCTACTGGATGCGATCGATGTTCCCGTGATGACGGCGGACGAGATTGTAAGCATCTATGCCGATGGATGCTGGCCTGATCTTTTGACGCTGGACGCGGAGGGAATGGACTTCAGCATTCTTGCCAGCATCGATTATTCTGGTAGATGTCCCAAGGTGATCTGTGCGGAGGCCAATTCTCCGGCCGGTGACGCGGGAAACGATATCCGGGCGCTGATGACGGAGCGCGGTTATTTCCTTCATTCGTGGTGCGGCAGCAACATGCTGTTCGTCCGCGCCGAGTTGAAAGATTGGCTGTACTGATGATCGGTCTCAATTTCGGCTGCGGAACGAACCGGCTTGAGGGCTGGCAGAATTTCGACGCCGAGATCAATATCGAAAAGCCGCTGCCGTTTCCGAATCACCATGCCGACTTCATCATGGCCGAACACGTCGTTGAGCATATCGATTATTATTCGGCGATCCGGTTCTTCAGAGAAGTCTTGATCGTCCTGAAATCCGGCGGCGTGTTTCGCATCATCGTTCCGTCGATCGAGCAAATTCAGAACTGCAATGATCCGGATTATTACAAGTTCGCCAGCAAATGGGGTCCGAGCGCGGATGCCCGCGGCGCGATGTTTGCGATCCTCTACGCGCACGGCCACAAGACAGCGTGGACCGCATCGCTCATGGCGTCGACATTGTTCTATGTCGGCTTCGACCAAGTCCGGCAACGTGATCTGCATCTGTCTGACCACTCGGAACTGTGCGACGTCGAAGGCCATCACAAGGTGATCGGAGAGAAGTTCAACGCGATCGAAAGCCTCGTTTTCGAAGCGACCAAATCCTAACCAGATTTTGATCTACATTTTTAAACTTCCTCTCCCTTCCAAAAGCTATCACCCCAACCCCACAGTGAGCAATACGGCCAATCGCCTTTTGGCGAGGAGAAACTATGGAACCAGCATCAATTCGATACAAAAATCCGGGCGCAATGTGGGGGAATGCCCTTGCAATCAAGTGGGGAGCATCCAAACAAGCCGTGGTACTTCACGACGGCAAGGGGCAGGGCAATAACATTGCAGTTTTCCCCACCTATGTGCAGGGCATCTGCGCCCAGATGGACCTTTGGCGGACCTCCGCGAACTACAAGAACAAGCGTTTCGCCGACGCTATCGCAATCTGGTGCGGCCACAACTCGATTGAAAGCTACATCAGCTTCGTAACTTCCCGAGTTCCGGGAATGACCCGCGATACCGTCATGAATGACGCGTTCTGGCGCGGCTCTATGGCTATTGGCTTCCTGAAAGCGCAGGCCGGCCATGAAGCTGGAAAGACATATCCGGCCCCCGACGAAGATTGGACAGCCGCTCAGAAGCGCGTCCTCTCGGGTGTCCCAACGCCGAACACCGTGAAGAAAGCTAGCACCTCAACTGGGGCGGTTGTCCCGGTCGTGATCGCCGCACATCAGTCCGGGATCAGCCTTCCGATCGCATTGGCTATCGGGCTCGGCCTCGCGCTCGTTGTCTTCCTCGTCTGGAAGTTCAAGTCAAAGCCTGCGGCAACGCAAGCGATCGAAGATACCCCGCATCCAGCCCTTGTTGCACCTGTGGAGCAGCCCAAATGATTACTTTTCTTTTTCTTATTCTTCCCGGCCTCATCGCCGGATATTTTCTGTTCCTTCGCCCCGTACTTCATGCATTGCCGCAGTTCAAGAAGTTCTATGACGATGCTGATGGCTTCTGGGCGAAGGTCTCCGCACTGGCTGGCAACTCGCTCACTATCGCGTGGGGCTACTTCATGGCGGCGGTCGGCTTCCTCGGGACGTGGATTGAGCCGATTGGAAACATGCTCGGCGACCCCGACATCAAAACCCAGATCACCAATACGTTGCAGGCCAACCCGCAAGTGCTGGGCTATGTGCTGATGGGGATCTCTGCAATCACCATTGTAGCGCGGCTGCGCTCGATCACAAAGAGCTTCTGACATGCTGTCCATCGTCATGGCGATTGCGCCGCTCTTGATCGGCAAGCTGGCCGATGCATTTTCCGCCTATGAGAAGAAGCAAATCTCACTCGCGGAATTGAACGCTAAGGTTTCCGAAGCATTGATGGACTGCTTTAGCGAGGTCATGAAATCGCAGTCCGATGCGTTGGCAAAGACGTTCGCCAGTTTCGGCCAGATCATGATCAATTCGCGCCTAGTCCGGATCGTTTGGGCAACCGTTGTTATTTCCCAGCTTGGCGTTCTGCTCTGGCTGCAAGTCGGAATCTCTGCGCTGCTCTACTATCACGGTGGACACTCATGGCCGTCTGCGGGCGCTACAGGCGATTGGGCGTATCTACTCGTTGCCGGGCTGCTTGGCCTTGGTCCCGTTGTGCTCAATTCAGGTCCCGGGAAAGTCAATTTGGACAGTCTCAAAAAGACGGTTGGGTGATGACAAAAGGCGTCAACTACTACGTAGAAGGGAGGGTATTTGAATGGGCCATGGGCCTGTCAATGTTCTTCGTCGGCATTCAATTTCTGATCTGGCCTGACACTATCGGCGGCAGCGCGTTCCAGCATTTAACAGCCGTGATGAGCCAGCAAACCTTGACATGGGTGCTGCTGTTCATCGGCTGGAGTCGATGCTCGGCGCTGATGTTGAACGGGCAGCGGTTGGCTGGCATCAAGTTCGGCCCTCATGCCCGCGCTGTGGGCAGCATTCTATCAGCCGTTATATGGGCGCAGTTTGTAATTGCGCTGATGCAGTTATCGATCATCCAGGGCTATCCATCTCCGGGTATTCCGTTCTGGGCAACCTTCACGCTTGGCGAAATTTACGTTGCCTATACGACGGTGAAAAATGGATGAAGTGACAAAGGCGCTCGGGCCGTGGCCGATCTTGCAAATGGTTTTTGGGGTTGTCGTTCTAGGCCTCGGCGTGTGGTCAATCATGCGCGGGATCAAGGGCAAGGAGGATAAGTCCTCCGACGATGACAAGCGGGCGACATGGGAAGCCTATAACCAGTTGGGCAATATCGAAGAGAACACTTTCAAGATCGTCAAAGCCCAAGAGCAGATTGCATTAGCCGTCAATCGGCTGGTCGATGTGGTTTGGAATAACCGCAACATTCCGCCGCGGTAAGGACATCACGGCGATTCCGCCGAGACGCATCACGAATAAGAAGGAAAATCGCCATGAGTGCAGGAGCGGTATTGCTAGGATTTCTCAACGTGGCGCTGACGTGCGCCATCATCATCTTTATCGCAGCCGTAATCGTTTGGGTGCTGCGATGGATGGGCGTTGCTATCGATGTCATGGTCTACAAGTGGGGCCAGATTATCGTTGGCCTGCTGTGCCTGATCGTCATCGTCGGATGGTTGCTGTCGCTGCTAGGAGGCGGCGTTGGCTATGCCCCTCACTTTCTCGGGCGATGGTAGATCAACCAATATCGATCCTATGCCATCCCCAGAGCCCTTTAAGCCAGGGGTGTGCAAAGGATGTTGAAATGAAATCATTCGGATTTTTCCGACACCAGAATCGAGAACCGTTTGCCGATGCCCCGGATTGGGCTCTCGAAATCGCCATCATGCTGGGCATCGTTATCGCAAACCAGGAGACTATCATGGCTACCCTCGCAGACGCACAGGCCGCGCAGGCCATCACCGACCAGAAGATTGCGACGATCGGCACCGACGTGCAGACGTTGCTTGCCAAGATCGCGGCTATTCCGACCGGCGGTCTTACTCCCGAACAGCAGGCCGCTATCGATGATATCGCGGCGCATGCTGGCAAGATCAACGACGCGCTATCGGCGGTTGATACTTCCGTCAATCCGGCTGCAACACCTCCAGCCACTCCGGCGGCCTAAGCGCTACCGGGCGCATCACCCGCCCGGCTTTCCTTTTTCATCACCATTATGGAATTCATCAATGCTCCGCATCATGATTGCGGCGACGGTGCTTTGCGCGCTGACCGCCAATGCTGAAGCTCGCCAGCATCACAGGGCCACTTATCTGGCCGATCCCGGCTGCAATGTCACAATGCCATGCGAGGGCGTGGCACCATCTCCCCGTGGCGAGATGATCGCCATGCATATGGGCTTCGGGGCGGCCCAGAAGATCTACACGCCACGGCACGTTTCGGACGGCTCCATTGTCAGCCATCCCGCCGGATGCCCCTCACGGGCCTTCTGTGGTTGCGGGGCGGCCGTTCGGGTATTCGGCTCGCCAGTCCGGTCTCTTTGGCTTGCGGCCAACTGGTTCCGGTTTCCCCGGGCCGCGCCGGGCGCTGGCATGGTCGCGGTGCGGCGGCATCATGTCTTCGTGCTGGAGGCTAATTTGGGCGGCGGTCTTTGGCAGGTTTTTGACGCCAATTCGGGCCGGGGCTTGACCCGCATTCATGCCCGGTCGCTTGCCGGATATACCATCGTCAATCCGCGGGCTGGTTGATGATACCGATCAGAGGATGGATCGTTGTCGCGGTCTGGACAATCGCGCTAATCGCGTTCGGATTCCCAGGCGCGAGCGCATGATGAGGGACAGTTCGCGGGGCTTTAAACACTCGCTCAGCGCATAATTTCGTCAGGACCGGGTTTACCCAGTGTTTCCCGGAGCAGCCTTGGGGCGCGCCTAATTCAATCTACTGGGCCAAGGAAATCAAATGCTGATCCGTCAAGGCACTAATCAAGCGTTCGGGTTTCCGATTGCCGGACCGCAAGCGCAGCCCGTCGTATCGGATGGAGGAGGCGGCGGGGCCTATGTAGCGAAGGCGGTGCATTTCGAATCCGGCACTTTCCTGAACACGGATAGTCTTGTGGCTGGAGCCGACAGCCAGTTTGAGTCTGCGTCATTTTTCTTCAAGACGACGACTGCAGACACTTACTCGACGATCTACCAGAACGCAGGGGCTGTCAGTTCCTATAGCTGTTTGATCACTCCGGCCAGTGGGGGTAACCAACCGGGTTTCTTCGTCGATATGGTGGACGCGACCGATACCAACACGATGTCTAACCAAACGCTCGGGTCGCCAGCGGGGATACCAATCACGGATGGCAACTGGCACTCGTGCGTCCTCTCTGGTCAGTCGAACTTAGACGCTGGATCGAAGGTATTTAGGGTATACATCGACAACGTGGACATCGGAGTGAACTATGACGATATCCACTTGTCATTCGTGATGACCAATAATGGTGTGCAGTTCACGATTGGTGATGACACCTTCGGTGATTTTTTCATAGGCGATTTGTGCGACCTGCGCATCGACGACAAGACGTGGCTTGCTGGCGGCGACATTCCGGAGGCGACGCGCAGGCTGCTGGTGACCGCAGATAACAAGCCGGTTGACCCGGCGACGGCTACAGCTACGCTGGGCACTCCGCTGATGCTGTTCTCCGCTTCTGGCGGCGACGCCTTGACGTTCGCCACCAACAAAGGCACTGGTGGCGCGTTCACTCTCACCGGCACGCTGACCGACGCCACCACAAGCCCGAGTGATTGACTGTGACCGATGCCCGCATCACGCGGCTAGAGGATCGTGTCCGGGAATTGCAAATCATCCTTGGGACCGACGATTCAATAAGCGACGCCTATCGATCGCTGGGGTTGTCAAAGACGCATTGCGCGGTTCTTGGCTTCCTGATGAAGCGGGATGTTGCGCCGAGAGAGCAGATATACACCGTTCTCTATGGAGCGAGGCCCAGCAACCGACAGCCGGATATCAAGACGATTGACGCACACATCTGTTACATTCGACGCGCACTTACGCCGATCGGCGTCGGGATCGTTACAGTCTTTGGGTCTGGCTGGAAGATGATGCCGGCGGACAAGATCAAGCTGAAGAACTGGCTTGCGGGAATCACATCAGCGACCACCTAAACACAAGGATATAACCAATGGCGACATTTAACAAATTCAACTGCTTTGCGCTCGACGTTGCGAACGCGCTTCACGACATGAAAACGGGCACGTCGCACGTTTACAAGGTCTATCTGACCAACACGCTACCCGTCGCCACGAACACGGTCTATAACACTCCAGCCGATCTCTCTACGGCAAACGGCTACACTGCCGGCGGCGTTTCGGTCGGCGTCATTACAGGGTCGCAAACCTCCGGCGTGTTCAAGTTTATCGGCGGTACGGACCCTGTAGTGACGGCAACCGGCGCGGTGGGGCCGTTCCGCTATGCTGTGCTGTATAATGCCACATCGGCCACGAAGCCGCTTATCGGTTGGTGGGACTATGGTTCAAACATCACTCTTGCCAACGGCGAGACTTTCACGGTCGACCTCGATCAGACAAACGGCATTCTGACGCTCACCTAACCAGTGAAAATTAATCTAAGGATAGGCTTGTTTTCGCGGCTTGTTATTGCCGCTAGCCCATCCGTGTCCAGCGTCTTGACGCTCGCCAAAAGCTCTTTTGTCGTCAAAATTATTAAGGCGCCTAAAAACCACCGCGCTGCCGTCGTTTTGTCGGCCGGTGTCGGATCTTTTGCGATGACCGCTCAGGATGCGGTCATCACGGTCCAACGTGGGCTGGCGGCGGATGTCGGATCATTTTCGATTGCGGGCGTCGCTGGAGCCTTGACTAAGGAGGCTCCTGGCGAGTTCGTCCTTGCCGCATTACACGCTGCATTCACGGTATCTGGTCAAGACGCGGTCCTTCGCAGCGCGCGCGTTTTGGTGGCCAGTGTCGGATCGCTTGCGCTATCAGGTCAAGCGGCGATTCTTACGATGCGGCGTAGGCTAGTGGCTGCGACTGGATCGTTCTTGCTATCTGGTCAAGCTGCGATCCCGACGACGCAGCGTAGGGTAGCGGCGGCGGCGGGATCGCTTTCGGTGGCCGGCATTGCTGCGGGCTTGACCAAAACGACGCCGGGCGCGCTCGTTCTCGCTGCGGCGCCGGGGTCGTTCACCGTATCCGGTCAAGCGGCGGCCCTTTCCAGTAGTGCTGCATCATTTACCCCAGCCTGGCGAACGCTTCAGCTAGGCGCAGGCGGCCAGATCACCAACATCGATATCATGGCCGACGGCACCACGGTCATCAGAACGGACACCTATGGAGCCTATCTAAAGCTCGGCTCCGGTTCGGCTAGTTGGGGTGGCAGCAGCTACGCGGCGCCCGCATGGCAGCAGCTATTCACCGTCAACACGATGGCGGGAATGACCCAGGCCGATTTCTTTGTATTTGTCGACGCCCTCAACATGGGCTGCTTCGAAATAGCGGTCGCACCGAGTAACACCAACGTCGCCTATGCGATCGTCGCCGGCTATGTCTGGGTCACCCAGAACCTGCAGGCCGGAGCGAACGTCTCCTGGACGCGGCTTTCTCTCACGTCGACCTATAGCGGCAATACCAACGGGTCGAAAGAGCGCAGCAAGTTCATCGCAATCGATCCGAATGATCCGGACAAGGCCGTGTTTTCGGTTTCCGGCGGCGTTTACTACACGCTCAACGGCACCGGCGCCACCCCGACGTTCACGGCGACATCCATCACGCAAGCCGCAACGCCCAATATCATTGCCTGGGATCCGGCTTCTTCTTCGCATCTGTGGATCGGCAAAGACGGTACCGGGGTCTACGAGAGTACGACTGGGCCGAGCGGCGCCTTCACACTGACGAGCGGGACGCAAACCGGCGTCTACAAGATGGTCTGCGATAAATTCTCGCAGCTTTGGTTGCTGACGGTCGCGACCGGCATCAGCAATATCTACCGGTTCAAGAACGGCGTCGGCTGGACCACGGTTGCAATAGGGGCGACCGACAGCTGGGTCAATATCGCCATCGATCCCGCCAGCGCATCAAGCGCCGCAAACCACGTTGTTGTCACCAGCTACGGCGGCCAGCCGAACGTCAGTTCGAATAATGGTAGTAGCTGGACGGGGGCGTTCTCTAATCAGACGGTAAGTATCCCCGGAACCGAGCCGAGTTGGTTCGCTAATGCCAATCAGAGCAGCGGCGGCATTATTTTCCTGAGTACGCTCGATATTGAGTTTGATGGCTCAGGAAATCTGTATAACGCGGCCGGCATCGGAGTCTGGACAACGCCGGCGCCAGTATCGGCCAGCAGCGCCGTATGGACCTCGTTCTCGCTTGGGATCGAGCAGCTTATTCCGAACAGGGTTATTTCTCCGCCGGGTGGATCGCCGGTCGTTGCGACTTGGGATCGTGCGTTCTTCCTGTGTCAGAACCCTGATATTTTCCCCACCAAGAATTTGCCGATCGATAGCAGCAACATCATCTGCGACGGCTGGGCGATTGACTACGCCTCCAATGATCCGACGTTCCTCGCCGGATGGGCGGGGCGCGCCAGCAACCAAGGCTGTTCCTCGACGGACGGCGGTAACACCTTCACCCGATGGACCGGATTCCCGGCCGCGACCAACATCGGCGGCGACATCGCGGTCTCCACATCGCTCAACTTTGTCCTGTTCCCCGGCAACGGCGGCGGCCAATCGTTGCAATACACCCTGGATGGTGGCGCGACGTGGGCGGCCTGCGTCGGTATCACGGGAGTCTACGGTTCCCAGAGCGGGTTTAATGCGCTCGCGGCAGAGCGCGCCGGGGCGTCCGGCACTTTCTGCGCGGTCGATTTCTCGACCGGTGATTTCTACAAATCGACCAACGGGGGCGCTAACTGGACCAAGGTCGCGACGTTCGCAGCCTCCGGTGTCGATGGCGGCGGCGCCGATGTGTTCGAGTCGATGCCCGGCCAGGCGGGGACCTACTTCTTCTCAGGCGGTGGCAGCAGCGGCACGCACCCGCACACCAATCGTCTCTGGAAGAGTACGAACTACTGCTCCAACTGGTCCGCCATCAGCAATGTCGTTGAAGTCTGGGCGTTTGGCTTCGGCGCGCCGAAACCCGGATTCACCCCCGCCACGATCTATATCGTCGGCTGGTACAATGGCGTCTTCGGCTTCTACCAGAGCAGCGATATCGGCGCGACCTGGACCGCCTGCCAACTGTCGGCGGGTCAGACGACATTCCCCATGGGAGCGGTCTCATATCCCTACAGCCTGACCGGAGACATGAACGTCTACGGCCGGATGTACACCGGGGTGAACGGGGCCGGGTTTGCCTATGTGGACACGCAGGACGCCTGCCCCTGGGTGAACTTCTCGAACGCCAAGCCGCATCAGAATTTCACCGGTACCGTCACGCTGACGGCCAAGCACTCCGGGCTGGTGCCTGTTTCAGGCGTTCAGTTCAGCGTGGACGGCGTGAACATCGGCTCGGCTCAAACCGGTGCGGGACCATATTCCGTCTCGTGGGTGACCGGAGGCGTCACAACCGGGGCGCACACTTTGAAGGTGACGGCGACCGGGGCCAACGGCAGCGGATCATTTTCGATCCCTATCACGACTCATTGAGAGGCAGCGCGGCTGATCAGGGATAGCAAGCCGGACTAGGATGGTGGTTGGCCAGCACCGTCAGGGTGCGGCGTCGGTGCGGCCTTGATGCTCAAGGCAATGTCATCACTGAACACCATCCGAGCGGTCGCTTCAAACGCCTGAAGCCATCGGACGCGATCCGCCATCGGCCATTCATCGCCCGGCGGCGGCAGCAGCTTGAACAGTTCGCGCATGACGGGTGGCATTTCATCGTAGGTCATGCTATATCTCCTTTGCCGATGCGGTTGAAAAACGGTAATCCAGCCCTACTAGGGTTTCGCGGTTCGCGGACGCAAGTGGACTATCGCACGGGAGAGTAGGCGAGGGCGTCGGACATCTTGTTACCCGAGATCGCTTTATTCCCAGAAGCAGCCCCCGCGGGGGCTGCTTTCGTCCGGCATTAGGTAGCAAACTCACCAAGCCCGAAAATCGCGAGATACCGCCCGTTTCGGCGCGTTTTCGGCTGTCCGCGACAGAATCACCGGGTCGGGCGCGCCCCTCGAATCACACCGGGGAACTTTGAGTCAAGGCCAGACTCAAGAGTTATCCACATTTTCAGCCAAGTTGTTTCGGGGGGAAACAACGAACATTCATTGATGGAATGCAAGGTTTACCTTGACTGCCACAAGCCAGAAGGCGCATATCATGATCATGGCAACCGACCCCTTCGCAATGCTGCGCTACCGGCGAAAAGAGATCGCCGCCGAGTCGCACGACCTCAGAGCAAAGCTACAGGCCCTTGAGGCCGAAGACGAGGAATTGGCTTCGGCAGAGAAGGTGATTTCGCGCTTTGGTGGGGTCGAAGTCCCCGACCCGGAAACGACCCCCTCCAGCAACGGAAAGCCGATCGGAACGCCGACGACGCCGAACATGATTTTAGCGCTGCTCAAGGAAGCTGTGGCCCAAGGCAAGCCGGGGCTTGAGCCGAAAGATATGCAGATGACGATTGCAAGGCGATGGTGGCCGACCGTCAAGTCCGAGGATGTCGGCCCGACCGCGTGGCGTATGTGGAAAGACGGCAGACTTACGAAATCTGGCTCTGTTTACATGATTCCAGGCAGCTCAGCGGCCGCAGACCTCCTTGGGGAGGACCCTGCGACCGCTGGTTAGCTTTTGGGGGTAGCACGTTGCGGGCTGTCGGTTGTCCACCCACCGGCCCGAGGATGCGAGTTCCTCTACCTCCACCTAGTCCCCTCTCGCGTCAACGGGAGGGTCGGAAGGCCCCATAAAGGGGCCGGGAACGGGTCGTTATCGTGTTTGACCGCGGTGGCGGCCCGTTCTTCTTTTACCCTAACCTGAATCGGCTAGGTTCGTCTAGGACAAATGGTCCTATGGTTTCAAAACACTGATCCCGCTAGCTTTATCGTCATCCCAGAATGAAACGCCGCCCTTTTCCAGCACAGCTTGCATTGCCGCTAGATTGTTCCGCGTCGGAACCCTGCGGGTCGCCTCAAAGTCCCGAACCGTCGAAACGCCGACGTTCGCGCTTTTTGCAAGCGCGTCTTGAGGCAAACCTAGCCATGCTCGCGCGGCTCGGCATTGTTCAGGGCTCATCCGGCGAAAATAGTGACGTAAAAGAATTTCGTCAAGGTCAACGATTTAAGTTGACGCCATTACTTTCAGCGCTTATCACTGAGGTCAACGGAAACCGTTGGTCTCAGAATGTCGCAGCACTTCCTTCTCACGGCAAAGGCGAGGTCGCTAAGTTTAGCGAAGGTCGCCCGTTTGTCGGACGAGGAAGCCTATCAGACCTTCAAGCTGATCCGTTGGGCCGCCACTGACGGCGCTCCGGTCTGCCCGCGTTGCGGCTGTGTCGCCGTCTATACCTACGCGACCCGCAAGCTGTTCAAGTGCAAAGCCTGCAACCACCAATTCAGCGTTACCAGCGGGACGATTTTCGCCAGCCGCAAGTTGCCAATTCGCGACTACCTCCTGGCGATTGCAATTTTCGTCAACGGCGCGAAGGGCCATGCCGCCCTTCAACTGAGCCGCGACTTGGATTGCCAGTACAAGACAGCCTTTGTCATGTCGCACAAAATCCGCGAAGCGCTCGCGTCGGAAGCCAAGGGCGCGACCGTTTCCGGTGAGGTCGAAGTGGACGGCGCATACTTCGGCGGCCACGTTCGCCCGGCGAACAAAAAGACTGATCGCAAGGACCGTCGCCTTGCGGAAAACCAGACCGGCAAGCGCCGCGTGGTTGTCATCATGCGCGAGCGCGGCGGTCGCACGCTGCCTTTCGTGTTCAAGTCTGAGGATGCTTCGGTCGTCACCATCGCCCGCACCGTTGCGCCCGGCAGCACGGTCTATGCCGACGAGGCAACCCATTGGGACGCGCTACATGCGCGCTTCCTGACGAAGCGTATTAATCACTCTGAGGCGTATTCAACGGACGAAGCCAACACTAATCAAGCGGAGTCGTTTTTCTCGCGACTTCGCCGTGCAGAGATCGGCATTCATCACCACGTCGCAGGCCCGTATCTTTCGGCCTATGCCAGCGAAATGGCTTGGCGCGAAAACAATCGCCGCGTGAGCAATGGCGAGCAATATTTGATGACGACTAGCGCAGCCCTCACTCACCCGGTTTCGCGGCAGTGGAAGGGCTATTGGCAGCGCGCGCAACGGTAATTTTGCGCCCTATTCGGTGGTCGGAACGGCCTGCTCCTCGTGATATTTTTCAGCAATCATCTGCTCAATGCGCTGGGTGAGGACGTATCGCGCTATGTCCCCTTCGGACGCGCCCAAGGCCGTTTTCCGCTTGAGGAGCCGGAGGTAAGCATACACGTTCCGCGATACGGTTAGCCGTATCAGGATCGTATCTTCCTTTTGGGGAGCCCCCGCCATACTCTACTCGGCGCAATTTTATGCGTAAAAGCGACATTAAAATGCTTGCCTGAAAGAGTCGACTCTGGCATTGTATTTGCGATAAAGAAAAAGGCCCCCTCATCGAGGGAGCCTTGATCTACCGGATGGTACTAGGGGTCGGATTCGAACCAACAACCCTCTCGCGACCAACGAGCCACTCTACCAATTGAGCTACACCTAGCCCACCCGTTTCGGAAGCTGCTCTAACAGCCTCCACAGAACGCCCCGAGGAATCGGGGCGTTTTGTTTTTACGCCATCTTAACCGCGGTTGTCTATGATTAGCAGTCGTTCCTGAATCAAATACTAAATATGGTGGAAAGGTCGGGATAACAGGAATCTATCCCGCGCCTGTGACGGCTCAAGTATCAGTGAGTCCTCAGGGATTCCCAAGGGAAAAAATATCAGCCATTGGCCGACGCCGCTGTTCACAGGCGTCCAGGATCAAAAGATTTCATTTTAGAAATCGCTTGCCTGCAAAGCCCAGAGCCCCGCCAAATCCGCCGGTAAATAGAAATTGGTATATTTCTTTAAGCTCGGTGTTCCCAAGCCAACGTCGGTCAAGCGGCATGACGTCGTTTAGGACGATTGCGCCCAAGAGAACGGCCGCCATCAAACCCATAAAGTACATTCCACAAACAACAAGCTTGTGTATGTGACCATCAGCCTTATCCGACCTAAGAAGCTGATTAAATTTGTTGACTGCTTCCCGATCAGAAAGATCGATGCCTGCGGCAATGGCAGAGGCTTCGCCAAGAGCTTGCGTGCCCTCGCCCGCTTCAATTGGCGTCGGTTGCGGTAGGTTAAGCGGCGGCGCCATGAGCCCTGTGTTCATTCAGGGCTTTATAGTGTGCCGCGATATTGGAATTTGAAATGACGGCATTCTTGCCGGCATTATTCCAAGCATCAGACCACGGCGTATCGGGCTGATGGGTCATGTTGGAAAGCTGCACGCCACTCAGATGACCATAAGCCTTATAAACAGCGGCTATCAGGGATTTAGCTTCTGGCGATAACTCTTGCGGGTCAGTGTCGCCTGGAATTGGGAAGCCAACGGGCTGAGCCCCAAACTGCTTGATGGCATGGTACAGCGACGGGACAACCGGCCCGTATTGCCACGCCTGCGCCGGCTCGTTGAGAAGCGGTCCACTCAAGTGAATGAACGACCAGCCATGGGTTATGTAAACGAGCTTTAGGAGTTTGAGAGGAGTCAGACCGCGCGGCGGGTCATCGGTTTGCGCCAATCGCAAAAACTCGTTTGCCACTTTGATTGCGTTGTAGGGCATTGGTACCACCTGTGGACCGCATACACATAGCGATTCGCCGTTAACAAGTCCATACGCCAGCGGGCTAAACTCTTGAAATGACTGAAGGTTTCAAAGTTGCCGATTCGTTTTCTGCAATGGATAGAACAACCTACGGTAAAATTACCGCGTCAGAATTATTTACGAGGTCTGCCGGTTAATCTCCCAAAGCATGTACTGCCCCGGCCCCTGATCGCACCGGACAACCCCGTTTTCCTTCTGCCCCCGTAAGGCGACTCCGACCCGCTTTGTCATGAGCCTGAGAAGGCGCAAATCGCTCTTATCCAGAGCCCTCTCAATGAGAAGCTGCACGGCAATGTCCCGCGTGGTGAGCGGTTCGGCGGCCTGCCGTAGCACGCTCAGGATAATCCGGCTCATCTGGCCCCGGTTGCTCCAATCCTTCGGAGGTCGGAACGCCTTGGGCTTGATGGTCTCAACCTGAAAGTCCGGGTCAAACTGGACAATGGTCGCGTCCAGGCTTTCGAGGTCCAGCACCATCTTTCGCAGGGCCTCATGGGTGTTTTCGATATCGCCCGCCAGTTGGGCGCGGCGCTTTACCAGCCCGTTCAAAACCAATTCGCTCATGGATCACCCGTGAAATTAATTTCACGGGAAAGGTAGCCCGGCAGGCAGCATGGCGGCCAGATATGGTAAGGTGAGTTTGCTACCTAATGCCGCTTTCGTCTGGGGTGTGGCGATCCTCGCTTAACTGCGTGGCGACTCGTATCGGAGCGCCCGATCATGACACCAATCGGAAGCTGAGTGTGCCCAGCAGCCGATGAAAAGAAACGGAAAGCCGACGACATAGACCAGCAGTTCGGCGAGCTTCCATCCGATGAACTTAAGGCTTTTCTTCATCCTATCCTCCGTAACTGTTTATCACCGCCGACGCTTTGGCTTCTGCGCCATCATCTTAATCCAGTCGCCGCGCTGTTTCATGCATTCCAGCGGCGTATAGTGGCCGTCCCGCTCAAAACGAACGAGATGTCGGTTGATGCCCCGGATCGTCGGCTTAACTTCAGGTTTTTGCATGCTCGATTCCTGCTCAAGATGGAGGGGGTGCGGCGTCCGCGCATGGGTGGCACCAAATATGTCCATCTACCCATGCTTCCTCGCCTCCAGTCGGCGTCCCGCACTTTTGGCACCTTCTTTCCGAAGGGTCACGTTCGGTTGTACCGTGAATTCGATCCCATCCTTCATCATATGTCATGGTGCTATCCTCGGTGACCCTGCCTCACCGGCCCAAGGATGCTTCCGGTAGTTCCCGATTTGCTCGATTACGGTACGGGCGAGGGATGGGGCATCCGGTCGGCTGGCGACGCTGCTGCGGAGGTCGCTTTCGAGGGTGGTTAGGTCGGTCATGCCAGCCTCCCGCATGAACGGTTCGGGGAAACGGAGGCCAAAAACGGTTTTACAGTCGGGCACGATGTTCTGCCGACGTTCACGGTTTTACGTGATTTTGTTGTAAAACGTATGTCATTGAGAGGGCTAAGTAATTGCCCTGAATGACATGCTAGGCAAGAATATCCCATGTGTTGATTTCCTTGGATAATTTGGCGGTTACTGTAAAACGTTTTACAGCTTTCGTTCTTTTGATGTTCTATGGTCGTCCATTTTAATCAGGGCCGCCTTGCCCCCGATCTTGCGATCAGCGTACCGGCAGTAGCGAGAAATCGTGCTCAGCGACATGCCAACAATGTCGCCAATCTGACCCGTTGAAAGCCCCTCCTGGCGTAAGCGAATAACGGCTGTGCAGCGGAGGCCGTGCAGGGTAACGCCCTTAAGCTCAGGTATGTTCTCTATCGCCTCATCGAAATGGCGCCAGAAACTTTTCCTCTTATACACATCGCCGTTGGGCTGGCGGAGAAACGGCCCCGGCACCTTTCCCCACGTCGCCATCTCGACAGCAAGTTCCGGCACGATCGGACACCAGACTTCCACGCCGGTTTTGTTCTGGCCCAGACTGAACCCGCCATCGTCAATATCGGTCGGCCCGAGGCGCACCACATCTTGGCCTCGCTGGCCGGTGTAGAGGTACAGCATGAAGCCCTTCCGGACGTCGCCAGTGAGCTTGGCCTTGGCGGCAGCTATCTGCGCTTCGTTCCATGGCTTGTGGCCTCCGGTGACTTTGTAGGCCTTCACGCCCTCGGTCATGCTCTGGGTTACGAGATCCTTGACCCTCGCCCAGCCCGAGAATGACTTCATACAACTCAGAAAATGGTTTGCCTTTGACGGCGTGTCGGCCATCTCTTCCATTAGTGCCTTGACATGCGCCGGCCGGATTCCGCTTACCGGGAGATCTCCCCAAGCCTTCTTGGCGAAACTCAACGACCTCCCGTAGTGATAAAGCGTGATCGGCGTAATGGTCTTGCCAGCCACGGTCAGATACTGATCGATCGCAAGGCTGACTGTGTTCGTCTGCGGCAGCTTGCTCTTGCCTTGCGCCTCTCGCAGCACCGCCCAGAACTCCGGCGTCTGGGGATCGTGGTCGATCTTGATGCGCGGACCTTGCGCGGACGTGCCTCTACCGGCCTGAAAGTAATAATACTCGTGCCCCCGAGACGTGACCTTGTGAACGCCTTTAGGCAGAACCACGGCGGCCCTCTGTCGCTGTTTTGATGGCATTTCTCGCCCCTACCATGAAAGGGTCGCTATCGTCCGTCGTTCCAGCAAGGCTGGCAAGGGCGGTTTCAACCGCTATCCACGACCATCGGACGCACCCTGGCGTCAGTTTGGTGGCCGGCGGGATCACGCCGCGCCTCACAAGCTCGTCAATAGTGCTCTCGGATATGCTCAATTCCCAAGCCAGTTCCTTGCGGCTCATGAAAGACGGGGGGCGTGGTGCAATGACGCGCGTCACTGACCGCCTCCATGGTGATCTGAAGACACTGTGGACGAGTCGTCCTCATCATCACGGTCATCGTCGGGCCGGCAGAGGTTGCCGCCGCAACGCAGGCAAACCTCGCACTCTAATGCGATCTGGTCGTCTTCCCACTTGTCACAGGCTGCGCAATACATTAGGGGGCCTCACGATCTGCCGGAGGGAGCGTGGAAGCATCTCGGAGGTGCGCGCGTAACCAGCCGGCGCAAATCGCTAAGGCTTCTGACTGCGCCTGCGATGAAATTCGCTGGTAGGCAATTGGCCCCCACGAAACCCAGCATTCAAATTGAAAGCCGTTTTCGTGGTGCTCGGACGTCTTTAGCTGATATGACCATCCGGCTGGGCGAAGGGTCATGGCGGCGTCAATCGAGGACGTGTATTGAGGCGCACAATATCTGGCATCTTCTGTCGCCATCTTCTCGGGCGCGCCACAGGGGATTTGCGCGCTCCGATATGCCCGATCCCACGATTCCCCGCCGAGCGCCTGGAATATATCGCCGTCAAGCGTCCGGATTTTCCCGGCCGCCTTTTCGCAGGCCCCAGCCAGTTCTTTAAGGTCAAGCGTCATTGCGCTCTCCCGGTGTTCCCACATTATCTGAAGACACCGCGTGACCGTAATTGATCGAATGATCCGACGGGAAGTAGCCGCGGAAATCGAAAATGGCTTCGTTTAAGTCCGGATGCCGCCAATTCATCGCACCTTCGTGCGAGCGCTCGCTAAGCGTGATCTCGATATGCCGGAATCCCTTTGGCGAGATATCAGCTCGGATACGCGCTTCATGGCAAAGGAAAACTAGTCGGGTCAATTGGTGGAAGTCAAACGTCGCCATTGAGTTACTCCAACCCACAGCTACCATGCGCGGCATCCAATAGACGGTCTCCCACGAGATAGGCGCGTTGTAGATCCCACCGCCAACAATGCCTAGGATATCGAATGCGCGCCGCTGGAACGGGTTTAATTCGTCGGGCGCCGCAAGCCAGCCTTTATTTTCGGCGGCCTTGCGCACGTCGCGAGCCGTTCGGTGCAGCTTCTTGCCAGCCTCAATGTTCCGCTCAACCCAGCCGGCGTGATCCATGCTGACGTAACTCATGACCCGCCTCGTTGTGATCCCACTGGGACGGTGAGGGCGTTGTGCGCCCTGATCGCGTCTAGCTTGCGGCCTTCGCACGAACTGATGTGGGTGCAACTGTCGCATTCAACGCGCGACCATCCACTTTCGTATGTGTAGCAAGCGACATTAAGCGATTGGCATTTGGGGCACGGCTTCATTCTGGGATAGGTCATGACCCGCCTCGTTGTGTTCCCACAACACCATGGGACCCATCCCTATGCTCATGAGGCAAGTCAGGAAGCGGCAATGTCTGCCCCGCTAGCGCGTGAGTGCAGTCGCCGAGAAACTGCACCATGCCGCCTTTGATGAACGTGTGGCAGCTGGAACACTTGAACGGCGCGGCCCTATCTGGGTGCTCTGCGTTGTAGGTGCACCAGCAACTTGGGCCAGTCCAGCCGGGTGCGTAGTGGCCGCTGGTGACGAGTACGGAAGGCGAAAAGGTCGGCGCTTCAAGGTTTCCATCAAACTGCCAGCCAGCGTTGACGGCGTGCATCTCTTCGCACCCTTGGCACCAATAGCTAAAGCCGCCCTCTACATTGCGCAGTTTCGCTGAGAGTTGACCCATCTCAGATAAATCCCTTATCCTGCGCCAGCCATTCTGGCATCGTGAAGGTGCCGTCCGGGTTTTGTTCGACTTGCGACTTCGGCACCCATTCAGTCGTTTTGCCGTCGTAAATTCGAAATGCCTTATCGGTCTCGCCGCGAAGCTCGCCCGCAATATCGATCAGCTCGCGCTTACCCATTGCCGCGCTCCCCCGATGCGGACACATCTGCGGGGATAGGAATCGCGTCTTGGCAGTTGTCGTCAGTCAGTTCGGTGACAACAAGGAAGCCCTTGCCCGCGCAATGTTCGCAGCGGTCGCCATCCCACTCATCGATTGGATCTATGTTGCCTTCGCCGTCGCAATTCCAGCAGGGGACTTTATACTTCACTGCCGCCCCCTGTCGTTTGTTTTGACACAGCAGCGAGTACAGGCTTGCGGCTATCATAGGACGCGCCGCAATCCTGACAGTGCCAGAAGCTATAGCTGGTGCCCATGTTTGCTCCGATTCCACCGCCGCCGATCTTCCTGATATGATTGCAATTCTTGCGCTTCTCCTCGGCGCGGTAAGCGTCGCTTGCCGTGATAATCACATAGATTAGATCGCGACGTTCATCTTGATTGAAGATATCGCGGAACATGCCGTCCAGTTTGCATGCGGCTTCGTCGGCGGCTTCGATTTCACTCACTGGTGGTCTCCTGTGGGGGATCGCTGACGTTGCATCTCGGCGCAATAGTGCTCCCAGCAAAGGAAGCGATGGCCGTTAAGGCAAATCATTCCGTGGTCGCCGCAAACTTCGCAACACCCCGGCGATTGGCCCGTGCTGTTGCTGGTATATGTCGGCACTTGGCGAAACCAGTTCCACCATTTCATGGGGTCTCTCCATTCGGGCGCGAGATCGAGGGACCGTCCTGCACGCCGACGCTGCGCAACTTGATCCATTCATCGAGCGGCATTTCGATTTCGCTGAAAACTCGGTCGCCGGGAGAGCGGACCTTGATTGTCACGGTATCGTCCACGTTATGGATGATGAATGCCGTTCCCGGATCGTTGTCTTCGGGGCCAAAATAGTCCAGCGGCCCATAGTTCAATCTGCTG